ATGGCGATGCGTTGGGCATTACGCACGCCGGAAGCGCCGGAGGCAACGACTTCCTCGACGATTGCGGTAGCGAAGCCTGCGCGTGGGGGTGGGGCTTCTTCGATGGTGTCGCGGTAATCGGTTTTAGCCTTGCCTGTGCGCTTGGCGGGGTTGTGGAAGTTATCGAGTTGCTTGGCGTCGGCGCTCATGGCTTAGAGGGTAAATGGGGGCAGCGAAAAAAAAACGAAAAAAGTTACTTGACTAGGGGGACAAGTAGAGCGATAAGGGGGTGCGGGGTGTAATCCAGCACGCCGCGAACAAAAGGAAAACCATGAAAATAACGATTGAGGGCGGCATCCTCAAGATAGAAATGCCGATGCAGACGCCGACGCCTTCGGCGAGTGGGAAAACGCTGGTTGTAGCGACGACGCGGGGCAACGTGAAAACGGGTGCGACCGTGGACGGGAAGCCGATAACGCTGGGATTAAACGCTTACATTGCGAACCGATGAGGGTGTTTACTGAGCAACAGGCGCAGGAGGCCGCGAGGGCGGAAGTGATCTGGGCGGGGATGGACAAGAACGAGCGCGCAGGGGTGCGGTTTGGGCTGTTTCCTGCTGGGAAGATGCACGAAGCGGAAAAGGAAGGGTTCGACTCGCACGGGCTAGTGTGTGCGCTGATGGATTGCGCGCAGAGGGCTGGGGGGATGCTGGCGTGATTCTTTCGGAGGTGAAGGAGCGCGCGGATGGGAAATGGAGTTGCACGATAACATTTAGCGGGGGGCGAAACGCCTTTGGGGGGCGCGAGTTCGGGAAAAGTTACCGCAAGATTGTGGATCGCGAGAAGCTGGAACATTACAAGCGGCTCCACGCACAAACGGCGGAGCAGGAGCAAGCGAGAGAGGGGTGATTGATGCGGTCAGGCGCTGGGGGTTCGATTCCTTCGGCGCTTGGACGCAGTAATTAAGCTGCGAAGAACGAAAGGAAACCTGTGGAGAAAACGATTGAATTATTGGAGTACACGAACCCGCGAACAAGCGCGGTTATAGAGGGGTGGCCGTGGGGGCAGAAGTTGAGGACAACGGCGCGCTTCTTTATTGAGGCGAACAAGTACGGGGAGCGCGCGGGGCGCATATTGGTTGATCCGAGAAGCGGGCGCGATTGCGCGCCGAAGTTTACGACCTACGCGAAAGCGGCGCGGATTGTAGATGGATCGGATGGCAGAACGTACATTGCGACGCTTGGTCAATTCAACTTCTCGCTCCAAATCGTGTGCGGGGACATGAAATACACGCGCGAATATCCGCCAGCGGGGGGCGCTGGGACGCCGGAACACGAGAGGCACGCTCAAATCTTGGCGCTCTTTAGCGCCGAGGCAACGCCCACTGACCCGCCGAAAGGCGGGGAGGTGGCGGGGTTGGAGCGCGATCTGGGCGATATGCGGGCGATCACCGACGACAGCGAGCCACTGGCGCAAGCCAACGCCGAAGGGCGCGACATAACGCTAGGCGAAGGGTTGGACTTTTTGCGAGGCGCGGGCGTGCAGGTGGTCGTCTTGGACGATCCCGACACGGTGGCCGAGAAATTGAGCGCGGCCTTTGGAGCGCCAGCGGCGCAGGGCGAACCGATCAAGGGGACAAGCGGCGAAGGCGGTGCGGCGTGATTCTCGATCTAGCGCCGAATGAGTTGGAGCTAGTGTTGCGGGCGCTCAGTGATTACGTCAGCGACACGCGCGAACAGGCCGCGCGGGTTGTGGTCAGGCTCGCCGATCCAGAGGAGGGACACGAAATGGCGCGCTTTTTCCGGCAGGAGTGCGCGGCTGCGGCGATCCTCCGCGATGCGATCCAGAGCGGCGGGCGCGCGGTGGCCGCGCTTGGGACGCGCGAAGCGTTCAAGGCAGCGGAACACGCGGGCGAAATTGTGAAGGGCTGCGAAAGCGTGGACGAATTAGACGAAGCGAGCAACTACGAGGGCGCGCTTGCGAATTGTCCCGCCGACTTCACACAGGAGCAGAAGGAACTAGCGCAAGCGATCATCTTGCGAGCCTTCGAGCGGGCAATCGGGAGAACGTGAAAAATTAAACCCACAGCGCGCCGAGAAATCGGCGCGCGAGGGTGGAATTAACCACCGAACAACAGGAGGAAACCTATGGGATTAAAAATCAACATTGAAACGGACAACGCGGCGTTCGAGGACAACGCGGGGATTGAGTGCGCGCGAATCCTGCGAAAAGTGGCGCAGAAAATCGAGGATTGGAGCGGGGCAAATGATTTCTCGCTTGGGCTGCTGGACATAAACGGCAACCGAGTCGGCGAAGCAATCGGCGAAGCTCAGGAGGAGGAGCGCGAAGTACGCGAGTTCACCAGCGACGACGAGGACGCGCCGCGCGAAGTGCGGGCGTGGAACGAAGGCGAGAGCGACGCGGAAAGGAACCGATGAGCCGCATCATTTCCGAACCAGTGGACAGGGAGAGCGTGGAATTTTCCCTTTTCTTCGAGAACCCCGAAAGCAAGGGGAGCGGTTACAGCTTTGACAGTGACGAAGCGGGGAACGTGGACGCGGAAAAGCTAAACGAAGTCGCGCGGGCGAACTTCGAGCGGATGCTGGCGGGCGACTGGCCGCGCGATGTTCGGCGCTTCGAGAGCCACTGGCGCGAGCCAGCGGTAATCGAGTGCGACTGCGGGACGCACCTAGAGCTTTATAGCTCGTGGGCGAACTCCTGCCAGCGGTGCGGGCGCGAATACAACGGGAGCGGGCAACTGCTCGCTCCTCGGAGTCAGTGGGGAGAGGAAACCGGAGAGAGGTTTTGATTGACGCTAACAGGGGCAGCCGCCGAAGGGTTGGCTGCTCTTGTGGGCGGGAATTAACCCGCGAGGAACGAAAGGAAACCAATGCAGATTAGCAGATGCAGGAAGAACATAATGGGGACGGTGAGCTTTGACGGCAAATGCTCAGGGATGCGGAAAGCGCAGGACTTCATCGTTTACCCGATGCAGGACAGCGGGGAAATCATCACGATCCAGAGCGACCACCGATTCGGGCAGATAGACCTAGCCAACGGCAAGGGGATATTGAGCGCCAACACGACCGGACACGCGGGCGCGGCGTGGCTTGGGTTGAGTGTGATGAGAAAAACGGCGGTGGACGTTGAGCTTGCGGCGGAAGATTTGCAGACGCTTCGCCAGTGGGTGAAATCAACGGGCGGGATTCTGGTGGGTTCGTCCATCGTCAAAAGCGACAATACGGGCGCGCTGGCCTTATGAGTAAGCGCGCAAACCACGCGCACACGCACCCCTGTTGGCGGCAGGGGTGCGACATGGCGGCGATCTGTCACCGGAGAGACTGCCACAAAAGCGGCGGATATTGCCGAGCGCACAAACCGTTGCCAGAAGTGGCGACGGTGCGCTGTCCCGATCACCGCAACGGTGGCGCGACCAGTTGCCCGCGCGGAGGCGCGGCGCTGCAAATCTGGCAGCGCCGCCAGTGGGGCGACTGACCGGAGAAAATCCTGGCGGGCGCGTCCGAAAAAAAATCGGGCGCGCCGGCCAAAAAATAAATTCTTGACTGTCGCTTTACTTAGTGCGATAAGAGAGCGCGGGGTGTAATCCAGCACGCCGCAAACGAAAGGAAACCAATGTTTAACTCGCACTATAAAGCGAGAAGCGAACGAACCGACGAAGCGGAGCGGGGACTGATCCCCGCGATCCGCCGAACCTACGCGCCGGAGATTACCCTTGGCGACATGGCCGAGGCGCTCGGCGTGGAATTACAAGCGGAGGACGAACGCCTAATTGAAGCGATGCGCGGCGCGGAGCAGTTGCCGTACACCTTCGAGGAGGCGCTGGCGCGCAGAGAGGAGGCCAATGTTGATTGAGGAAACTGTGGCTTGGTTGCGCGACTACGTGAACGACTGCGAGGAAAACTCGAAGTCAGGAAACGAGGCGCGCGAACTGGCCGACGCATTGGAAGCGACCATCGAGGACACGCAACTTTACTTCGTGTGTCCAGATGGGCGCGACGATTGCGAAATACCAACTTCACCCGATCCAATGCCGCTCTGCGAAGTCGGGGCGCATATTGCGATCCTGCGGAAGATGTATCTCCGGCAGGGGTATTTCTCCAACGCGAGGCAAGAGCGAATAGCGCCGAGCGAGCTTTGTTTTAAGCTCGTGCCATACGAGGAAGAACCCGAACGAGTAGCCGACGGCGAAGATGCCGAGGAATGGCAGAAGCGCACAGACAGGGAAGGAGGTAGAGGATGAGCGACAAGTGGAAAGCCTTTTGGCTCGCTGTGGGGCTGCTGGTGGCGATTGGAATAATTGTCGCCTGTTGGAGTTAGTCAGTCGCGGTCTGAGCGCGTGGCAGGTGCTACGCGCTCAGGACGCGGCGGAATTATCCGTCCGTAAACGAAAGGAAACCTAGATGAAAAAACTGAACATAGGCGGCGCAACAACCGAAGCGCCGTCGAAGTCCAAGTCAAAACACCCATCGGTAAAAGTAGGCGGGCGACTCGAAGAATTGCTCAGGCAGTTCGTCGTCGTCAATCCGCAGTTCAAGACCTTGAAGGCACAGCAAGAAACGCTTTCCCGCGATATTGGCGGGGAAACGCGCCCGCTGTTCTTCGAGTACTTTGCCGGAGTAGTGCCGGAAAGCTCGACCATGCTGGCGAACGTGGGAGGCCGCGACGTTAAGCTGATCGTCAAAGACCGCTACAGCCAAATGTTGACCGACGACAAGCGCCTGCGCGCTGCGATCGGCGACGAAGTGGTGGACAAGTGGTTCCACTGGCGCACCAAGTACGGGATTGATTACGACAAAATCGCGGAGGACAAGCAGGAAGCCTTCGCCGCTGGCGTTGAGGAGTTGCGGGTGAAGTTGGGCATCGCTGCCGATGCGATCACCGCGAAACAGTTTGTCGAGCCGAACGCGGGCTTTCACGAGTCGCGCACAATCACGCTCACACCGGAGCAGAACAAGGCGCTCGACGCTTTGTTGCCTGTGACGGCTTACCCGATGCTCTAATGGAAACACTGACGATTGACGCGCTGGAGTTCTATCCCCCAGCGCCGAGCAACGGGGGCGAATTAAGCGAACTAACGCCGCCCAAGGTGGGCGAGTGGGTTTGGCAACCGAAGGTGGACGATTGGCGCGGAGTAGTGGACGCGCCGAGCGGGGTGGTGTGGTCGCAGTATGGCGATCTGTCCACGATAGCCTTGCAAGGCAAAATCAAAGCGGCGCTGGCGATCCTGCGGGCGAAGTGGGGCGGTTCAACCGAGCCGTGGCAACGCTTCGACGTTGGACTGATGGAAAACCGTCACGACCTGATGCGCGGAAGCATCATCATCTTCGACGTAATGGATTCGTGCTGGCCGCACCATGAGCGGCGCGCATGGCTGGAGAGCAAGTTTCCTGTTCTGCCGCTGGCTCACATCATGCTGGCCGGAGTGGCGAACGTGCGGGACGAAGTGTTCCTGATTAACGAGTGGCGAGAGGATACAAAATCGGAAAAGATGTTTCCGGTTCCGCTTGAGCCGCTGGCCTTGCAACGCCTACTCAAGCGCGAAAATGACCTCGTGGGACACAAGTTTTACGAGGGTTTGGTGGCGAAGCGCGCCGACGCGCTTTATCCGGTCGCCACGAAGGCGAAGCAGAAAACGGCGGTGTGGGTAAAGCACAGGTTCGACCAATGAGAGCGCGCTTTCGCATCTACGAGGTTGAACATCAGGGCGACGAAGCCGAGTCACTTCACGATCTTAGAATAGCGGGGTGTGACAACATCGAGGTTTTGTCGAGGGATTACGAGGGGGAGGAGTCAATCGCGGTGGCGGTTGACCTCCCCGAAGGCATGACGAATTTTCGCGAGCTAGAACCCAAGCTCGAGTACGCCTGTCTGTAGTTTGTTCCTGTCTGCTGGCGGAATGAGAGAGCGCCTGTGAGCGCCGACCGCCAGCAGCAGGGAGCAATCCAGCTCCGATAACGAAAGGAAACCAATGCGAAGAAAGAACAACCAACCAACACCGTTGATGGATCGGCTGAAAGCCCAAATCCTAACGTTGGGTGGAGAAATCCCCGCGCCGTGGCCGTGGGCAATAACCGGCAGGAAAGTCAGCAGAGGCAAAGTCGAGGTCGATGTTGCCCTGTACAACCTGCAACTACTGGAACTGCGGGACGACCTGCTCAAAAAGGCCGCATGACCATCAAGGAAGCGATTGAGAAGGCCGTCCGCGAGCGCAACTCGGCGCTCGCGGGGCGGATCTGTGACAAGATGCGGTTCGAGCTTGGCGCGACTTACGCGGACGTTGAGTCCAGGTTTGTCGAGGCCGGGGCTACCAAGAGCGATTTCGAGGCGCTGATGTATTACGCGGATCAGGACGGCGTTCCAAATTCGTAAAAATAATTCTTGACTATCGCTTTACTTAGTGCGATAAGACGAGCGCGGGGTGTAATCCAGCACCCCGCGCAACGAAAGGAAACACATGGCAGACAAAATCAAAGACGCGGAACTTCTCAAATCCGCATTAGCGATGGGCAGCGTGACGCTCGCCGAAGATTGGCGACTAATCACGATCCGAACCATCAGCCCGCGAGTTGTAGATCAACTTCCGTGGTTCGATAGCGCGAACGTCGAGGGGTTAATGACGGTCGCCTTCGAGAAACTGGAAACCGTTGGCTTGTCGGAGAAAAGTTACTGCCTCGTGGTTCGCCACGATGGGCAACTCGGCAAGATTCGGCCTCTTAACTTCCTGATGTGGCTCCGGTCGCATCAACACATGGACGCCGACACGGCACAGGCCGTTCTCCGCGCGCTTCCGCAACTGTTCGAGGTCTAAATGGAAGAACCAACCAACGGAAACGGGCATCGTATGTCGCGGGTAATCAACCGTGACTACGTGAAACGATGGGCGCTGGATTACTGCCGCGACCACGAAATGGTGAGCCGCAGGAAATTCAAGCGGGTCAGTGAAGCGTTCCTCAACATGATCGAGGCAGCAACCAAGAGCGCGATCATTCACCGGATCGAATCGCACCCATCGAAAGGACAGACACTCCGATGAAGCCACCAACCGACGAATCGGGTTTCTTCCCGACAATCGCGCAGGACTTCGCGGAACAGGCACAGGCCGACGCGCTCAGGGATCGCCTTGAGCGCGTGGCTCGCCACATCGAGTCGATGCTTTGCTGCTGGGAGGAGTGGGACGGCAACACGGCGATTGTAGTAGGCACACGGATCGAGATTGGTTCCACCTTCTCGAAGCTGGCCGTGGACGCGCCGAATTACGACATAGGCTTGCAACCGAAGTTCGCGGGGACAGGCGTTTACGCTTACATGGCTCCCTGCTTTATCACGGAGGTTCGGGACGCGGAAACATTCGTCGCCCAAATCGATTACCCGCCGGAGGTGACGCACTGTCGCCACCTAAACGGCACGAAGCTCCTTCTGGATATTCTGGACGTATGGCCTCCGGTGCGGCTCCTGAGCGCAGACAGGCGGCAAGAGTGCCACCTGTGCGCTCGGGAGCTTCCGAACCGCGTGGGTAATTGCTGTGTGTGCGGGAAAAACTTGGACGGCGTAATGCCGATCCTCGCGCAAGCATGAGCGCCTACGAGAGAAGATACCACCGAACACGCAACGCGCGCCTCCGGCGTTGCGTGTGGTGGCTCCTGCGGGAACTGGGGCGCGATCTGCGAACACTTTTACAACAACAAACCAACATGAAAGGAAACCAATGAGATTAGACGACAAACCCACGCTCAAGAAATTGCGTGAGGCAATCGACGCGGCACTGATGCTCGCGCGAGTGCCAGAAATGTTCGGCCTGACTTCGCTCAAAGCTGGCCGGATCAGTTACGATAGCAACGGCCTGAGCGCCAAGATCACGCTCGAAGCGGAAGCCAAATCCGAGGACGGCAAATCCAAGGACGAAGTGAACTTCGAGAAGTACGCACAACTGTTCGGACTGAAACCCGAATGGCTGCGTAGCAGCTTCAAGCGCGGGCTGGACTCGGTGGAAATCATCGGGCTTCACCCCAACCGGAGCAAATTTCCGGTTCTGGTGCGAAGTAGCGAGACAGGAAAAAACTTCCTGATCACCGCCGACGAAGTGAAGCGGAAACTCGGCGCGAAATCAGCGCCACAGGTGTTCGCGGGTTCAATACTCGTGCCACCGTTGGGGAAGGGAGGTGGCGCGTGAGCGCCACTTCCGACCAGCCGTCAGGCGAATGGACGGAAAACACAGTTCGTGAATTAGCTAGTCATCACGATGGAATGAAGCGAGTAGCCGACGCGCACACCACCGCACTCGCCGCCGAGCGGGAGCGAACAAGGCATTTCGAGTATCAGATGGACTTGCGAATCAAAGACATCCAGCAACTCCGCGAGCAACTGGCGTTAAACGAACATGCGGCCACAGATACAATCGCAACATTAGAACGACAACTGGCGGCAGCAGAGAAAGACTCCAATGAGTTACACGAAAAGTTAAAAGATACGCACCGACAATTGGCGGCAGCACAGGCGGAAGTAGATGCTCATGTCACGCGATGCCGTAACTTTGAAGGCGCACTCGACGCAGCCATAGCCGAAGCAACCAAGGAACTGGCAGATGAACTAAAGTCCACAACGACGCAACTTGCCACGGAGCGGCATAATGCAGCCGCAGCACAGAAGTCGCTTGTGGATGCGCTGGAATGGGCGTGGACAATCATAGCCAACGCTGGCGGTGGCGACTGGACAAAAGAAAGCCAAGACTGGCAAGACGCCGCAGCTAAATGGCGCGACGAGGCATGGCATCCTACACTCGACAAGCTCGCAAAGGTGAAGGGAGGTGGCGCGTGAAGCAGGGGCGCACGCGCTTCGGCAATCAACCGGTGCCGACCTATATCCTCGACATGATTCACGATGCAATGCGCGACCTATCGGTCGCGCGGCGCATCCTACACAACCAACAACGAAAGGAAACCAATGGGAAGAAAAGCACCAAAGAAAAGAACAGGCCGGATAAGTCGCTGGCGCACCAAACGAGCAGCGCGTCGTCTAGCCAAGAAACGGTGGGGGAAATGAGGCCGCGTGAAGTGGACTGCTGAATACGTGCAGGAGTTGAACCGGAAAGGTTGCCAGCACACAGCCGACGTACACAACGACGAAATGGAACGGGTCGAGAAAACCATTCACCAAATCGCGCAATTAGTAACCAACACAGCCGGAGCAATCCATAACCGGATCGGCGAACTAGAAAGGATAAAGCATGTTAAGCACTACTGAGTTAGTCCAGAAATACGTGGGCAAAAAAGTCCTGTGGGAGCCGCTGGCCGGATTGAAGGTGCAGGTCGAAACAGCAGACGTTCGGCGCGCCTTCGGGCGAATCGACGTCCTGATCCGACCGCTACTGGATCACGGCACAGGCGAAGCGTGGGTTGACAGTAACAACATCGAGTTGCAGGGTTAGCACAACGTTTCAGCGATTGAAGGGCGTCGGAGGCAACTCCGGCGCCCTTTTCGCGTTTACCTCGGTGGAGGTGGCGGCGTCGGTTTCGGTGGTTTTGGATCTTCTGTTGCCATGTTATTACCTCCTTTCGCCTCTGAATCGCTTTCGGCGGCGGCAGCGCGTTCATCCTTGGGATGAAACAGGAGGCGTAAGTGTTCCATCGCCGCGTTCTCGATGTGCTGACACCACTGGCGCATCTCGAAGCCCACGCACTCGCAGCTCGGCGGCCGTAGCGGGTAATCGAAGCAACCGGACACATCGACGCGATAGCTTTTGCCCGGTTCAGTTCGACTGCGGTGCTGATAGCGCCCGTGGCCGAGGTAGGTCACAGGATCGTGCCTGGGGTTAGTGAGCTTGCGTTTGAGTGCCACTTTCATGCGACTGCTGAGTCGCGAATGCAGGTATGCACCTGCTGGTATCCAGGTGCACTTGACGTTTCCAACGCCACACGAGCTGGTGGCGATCCGCCCAGTTCCAATAGCGCCAGAGCAGGTCAGCGTAGCGCGGGGAGAGAGCGAAAAGGATGCCCGAACGTAACGAACTCCTTTTGGCGAATTCCACGCCGCGGTTGCGAACGTGGACGACGAATTGGAGCCGGACAATCTTCCGCATACGCCACGCTCGGGTCCACCAGTGGCACTTCTGGTTCTTACAGAAGCGCGTCACGTAATCGTTGAGGAGCTTCATCGCCTGCAACTCTTGAATAAACGGCGTGTAGCATTGGCGACGAACGAGGAACCGGCGCTGGATGCCGGTGCGAGTAAGCGTTTCATCGATCGCGAACTCGAGCTCAATCGTTTTGAGGCGATTAAAGTGTTCCTCAACGCCGCACCCGCAGTCGCAAACCAGTTTGCCGGCGCTCATGGAAAACAGCGTCCCAAAAATGCGGTGAAATCATCAGCCAGTGCCTGTGTGAAGTTCGACATATCGCCGTGATCGCCTGTGGTGACGATGCAGGTGTTTTCAAGGGCGTGTCCTGCGGCCTGAGCCATCAGCTTCTGCCCATGCAGATTAACTGGAACCACGGTATCGGCCAGCGATCCCATGCAGCGCAGCCGCAGGCCGTTGAAGACCGAGGCGGAAAAGAGCATTGGATCGCGCCCTGCAGTTCCAGCAGGGAAGCCGGGGAACGCCGCATCAATGGACGCCTTCAGCGAAGGATGCGTTTCAGCCAGCGCCAGATCACACACAGGAAAAATGCCGTGCCAGCCCTTAACTGTCGCGCCCGCGAATCCCTGCGTGGTCTTTAACAGTCCGACTGGACCGCCCGCGCTGCCGCCGAACATTACGACCTTGGTCACACCGTAATTGGCTACCAGGTATGCCACTAATGCTTCCACTGCTGCCTGTGCTGTAGGATTGTCCCAGTTGTAGCCAAAGGCGTTGCACGCTGCTACAAGATGACCTGCTCCTATGCCAGCGTAGCTGTAAACCGTGTTGGGAGTAAGATTGATGTCCTTCTCGCTGCCACCCATGCCGTGGCACCAGATCAGCGCGGTACCGGACACCCGAGTAAGAGGCGTCATAATCCTCACGTTGTCGCCTGACACCGTGGTATCCTTCATGGTGAATGGCGGCGATGCCAGAGCAGAAGCCGAGAGCCAAAGCATACATGGCGCGCCACTGAGCGTGGTGGGGTCCATGGCAGCGGTGCCGTCCACTGGCGGCAAGCCATATCTGCCCAGAAAAAAGTTCGACACTCCAGACCTTTCAAACGGTCCGGTTGTCAGTAATTGACGGTTAAGGAAGCAAACCTCGCAAAGGTCGCCATCGGAAAAAGTGGAATCGAATCCCCTGTAACCAACCTGATCAAAATCTCCAGTGGAAGCAGAAGCGAATCCGGTCGGCCCGACGCCAGCTCCGTCAACGAAAAAAGCTGCTCCTCCAGCATTGTCAAAGGTGCCATTGAAAACGTGGAACACTCCCTTGTATGGGTTCGGCGTAATGTAGGCGGCGTAAGCCTTGCTCTGGGCAAACAGGTAATCAATGTCCAGCTCGCAAACACCGAGCGGGCCGTTGCCGAGACTTGAGCAGAGAGAGTAAACGGTCTTGCCCGCAGAGGGCTTCATCACTACGAACATTTCCCATGGGCCGTTGCCCGAAACCGGAACGCTGAGATTGAACCCGGAACTGCCGGAAAGATGAACTGATGGCTGACCACCAAAAATGTTCTTCTTGAAAATCGGAGTGCCGATCTTGTGAGCGTCGTTGGCATGGCCGCTAACATCTGGCCAAGTGACAATAGTGTCGCCATCGTTGAGTGGCGGGTTGCCAGCCCCGCCGCCACCGCCCCCGCCGCCTTGCAACGTGACCGCGCCGATTAGCTTGCGCGAATCCGAAATCCGGAAAGCTGTGCCGTCGTCGATCAGGACGCGACCGATCACTTTGTCCGAGTCACTGGTACGAATCTCCGTGCCATCAGCGATCTTCACATGACCGATCAATTTGCGGCTGTCACTGGTTCGGATGCCGGTTCCGTCATCCTGCACGACAACGCCGATCAACTTATTGGAATCGCTGCCTTTCTCGCCTTGACCATCGGTGATGACCGTCCCGATCACTTTATTGGAATCACTAGTGGGTGTGGGCATTAATCTCCTAAATCGCGCAGGATTTCGACTGTGTTGAAGTCCTGATTAGGGACCGTGAGAATCTTGCCGTCAGGGAACGTAACCTGCCACTCGTGATCGAAGATGCCTTCCTGAGCGACGTCAGCAGCGACCGGCTGGTATTCGACCCCTCCAAGAGTGGGATCGCCGGCAATCGCGGCAGGGCGGATCAGGGTTTCGGGGCTTCCGGTGGAACGTCCGCGCCGGCGTATAAGAAATTTGATTGTGCAACCGGTGAGATTAACAGGCACTCCGTCAAGCATCAGGGTGTCGATGAATTTCCCCTTGGTATCGTTGCGCTTGATTTTAACGCTGCTTGTCATTGAACGTACTGAAGGTTGCCGTCCGATTTCTGCATTATCAAGCTAGAAATGGCTTGCTCGACGGCGAGAGCTGACGCGGCCACCTGCATAGAGAGGATTGAATCGGCCTCCTGGACGGCGAGTTGCGAGGACGAAACCCATGCCACCAGAGCGCCGTCGCTGATCGGCCCGACCAAAACGCTGATCGTCACAACGTCATGATCGAGGTCATCCACGATCCGGAAGTCGCCGGTCGCGATCTGAGCTACCAGATTCGACTCAACCGGTAGGTTGCCGGTAGGAAAGGGCAGCAGATAAACGAAGGGACCGGCCAGCCGTACCCGAGTCGCCAGTTCGCTGATGTGCAAAAACTCGACCGCGCGGCGCGTTTTATTCGCTCCTTCAACTTCCGCATCATCGGAAATTTGCAGGAATTCGGTAGGGTTACGGCCCAGCGCCTCTCGGAAAAACGCGACCAGCGTGATTGTGAGCACCTCGTTTGCGGTGCGAGCAATAACGTGAGCCGCGACATTGGCCGTTGCGCTTTCCGAGGTCGAAAGAGCTTCGGACGCCGAGCGGTGCAGGTGCGCGATCCGCCTGAGTGATTCGGATACAACCAGCGATTCGGAAGGCACTCTGCCCTCGCCCCCGAAAAACATGACGCTCTGGATGGTGCCGAGCGATTCCGAGCAGGAGCGTTTAAAAACTCCGACGCGACTGACGAATTCGGAAACGCTCAGTGTGTCGGTGGTCGAGCGGATCCGAGCAAACCCAGCCGTGGCCGACTCGCTAATCGTGAGCGTGTCGGTCGCAAATCGATAGGGAACACTCTGCGCGCTCTCCGAGATTGTTAGAGAATCGGTGACGAATCTTCCGGTAAGGAGCGTTCGGGAAACGCTTTGACTAATTACGAGGCTTTCGACGCACGAACGAACCGGTCCTAGTCCGTGAATGTAGATGCCGGGGTTGCGCCAGCCCGAGCTAAACTGAGCGTCGGCATAGCGCCGGAGCGTAACAGCCGCCTCGTCGATCCTGAGTGACTCAAAAGCGCTGCGTCGGATCGCGCCGGTGCCTGTCGTTTCTGAGGTATGAAGTGAATCCCACGCAAACGAGGACACCGAATGAGCGGAATGGAAATAGAGGCCGACATTGCGCCACGCCCGACTGAATTGCGCGTCAGCGTAGCGGTTAGCCGACACCGCAGCCATGTCGACCATGAGCGCGTCGCTCGCGCCGGCCCGCAAGCTACCGGACACGCGGATCGTTTCAGAGGTCGAAAGCGCGTCAGTGGCAAAAGCCGTCTTGGGCGTTTTCTCGTGAAGATAAATCCCGCCGCGCCCAGCCCGACCAAACTGAGCGTCGGCGTAACGGTGGACGGACGCCGCCGCCATGTCGACCAGGAGCCATTCGGTGGCGGTGCGAGTTACCGCTGCCATTTTTTCTACTGGATCAGGGTTTTGACGAACGTAGCCGAAGGCGCTTGATCTGAGGCAAGCCGAATCATGTCCTCCCAGCCCGTGGCAAAGAGGTGGTTGTAACCGAGGCCAAATTGCGCCGCGACGAAGTGCGTTGCGTCAATCAGCGCGCTTTTGACAAACGTCGCAGAAGGCGATTGTTCGCCGTGGAGTGGAATGACTCTCATTCACGCGACTGCTATAAAGAGGGTTGCTCGGGCGCGAAGGTTGAGTGAGGCCGAGTTGTCAGTAACTGCGATCCAGCTATGGCCGTCGTAACTGATCGCCGATTCGCTGCCCCACGCATCATTCATCACCATGGCATCGTACATTTGCCCTTGGATTTTGGCTTCGGCGCCTACGCCTGTGGTGCTCCACAGAACAAGCGGCTCGTAGGCTGGCAAAGTTCCGTCCTGCCAACGATACCATGAGGTTGTGTCGCCGGTGTAACCGCCCTGCCAGTTCGCAATCGAGGGACCGCCTAAACTGGTCGACCACCCACTCATGTTTTGCAGGTTGGAAACTGTCATGCCCGAAAACAAACCCGAGCTGCTGGAATTATCGTAAGACGCAAGCGTTGTGCGCCATGAATACTTGGCTGTCACATCGGCGTCGGATGTGCCAGTGCCGTGAGCAAAGGCCAGCGCGTCACCAGCGGAATAGGGCAAAAACGGCGGCGTCCAAAGCGAACCGGCGCAAACAAAATTGCGTGGCGTAGTACGCGTGGCGCTGCCGCTAACAAAAGCAAAGAAGTGAAACTTAGTGGCTACGACCCGCCATGTTTGTGAGCCAGGAAAACCGTAAAATGTCTGAGAGGTAGGCGATCCGCTGCTGTGCCGGATGCCAGCTTGACCGCAGTTACCGGTGCCGGGTTCAAGCACTATGACGCGGATCTTCTGTCCCGAATTACCGGAAGCGGTTTCTACCACAACGGTCGAGCTTCCGATTGGCCCGCTAATTAAATTCCAACCGGCATCAACACAGGCTTGCGCTATGAAATCGCACCAGTTCTGTCGTGTCGCCAGTGCCGCTGTTCGATTGATGTAAGTGCCGCCAGAATATTGAAGGCTCATAGGGTTATTTCATGGGTCAACGTATTGGAGTTCGCTCATAACAGGCGAATTGCCGGTTGGAAATGGTAGCAAGTATTCCCATGGCCCACCGACCTGCACGAACGCCGCGCACTGGTCAACGATAAAAAGGTGATCGAGCGTGGTGCGGCTCCGTGCTTGCCCCGCTGCAGGACTATCCACGGCCTGGAGCGCGTCCTGCGTATTCCGCTGAAACGTGACAGTCTGAGTCGCGGCCTCACTCACCGTGAGCGCGTCAGTGGCGCCGCGTTCGTCCTGATCGAAGCGCAATGCGAGTTCGGAAACATTGAGCGCCTCGACGGTCACCCGAAGCGCCTGCAAGAGCCGCGCAGCCAGGTCAGTCGTTGCAAGCGAGTCAGCACCAGTTCGAGTAATTGCGAGGGTACGCGCAAGGATTTGAGCAACCGATAACGACTCGGAAGTCGTACGATTGAATACGCCGAACTTGGTGGCGCTGGCTGACTCGGACGTTGCCAGTAGCTCGGTAGCCGTACGTAACGGAGTGACGAGCCGCGTAAGCGATTCAGCGGTCGAAAGGGATTCGCTTGTCGCGCGCGTGAGGGGGCCGGACTTGGACGCCTGCGCCGATTCAGCCGTAGCCAGCGCGTCAACGGCTGTGCGGCTATGAACCGTCCCCTCGGCAGCGAATTCCGCCGTGGTTAATATGTCAGTGATCGCGCGAACGAGGGTCAGGGATCGCGCCGCGCTCTCAGTGGTGGTCAGGCTTTCACTGGTTGTCCGGTTGAGTGACGGAGTGGAACGAGCTGTGGTAGCGACTTCCGCAGTTGAGAGCGCCTCAGCAGCGGTCCGCGCTTCACTGAACCGGCGCGAAGCAGATTCACTGGTTGCGAGAGCATCAACTGCGCTTAGAAGCCTCGCCAGCGTGCGAGCCACGGCCTCAGTAAGCGTCGGAGCGTCAGAAGTGGCGCGGAGTAGCGCCGCCAGCCTTGCGACGTTCTCTAGGGTCGTTGGTGCGTCCGAGGCGGTTCTGGCTGCGGCCTTGGCTTGGGACGCAACTTGGGCGCTTGAAAGTGCGTCAGTGGCCGAGCGTTTGAGGTTCTGAGTGCTGGAAAGCGACTCGGATGTTTTGACGCCGGTTTCGGACGTGGAGCGTTTGAGTTGCCCAACCCGAGCCACGCTCTCCGCTGTGGTTGGCGCTTCGGTCGTGTCGAGCGTGGTTAGCTCGGTGGACTCGGTGGCTAAAAGGTCAGTGCCGTTCTCCGCGAGTTGGCGATCACCGCTCTCGTAAAGGAGCTTGTCGAGTACGACGGCCATGATTCATCACGGGATTTTTAATTCCGATTGCACCAACTGGACTGTACCTACAAAGCTCGTGCCACCGAGGACGCTCACGCCGATCTTGGTCGCCGTTGTGGAATTAAACGTCGTCGTGGCTGCGCCGATACCTGGAATGCACTGAACCGCGGTAGCGAAAAATCCAACCGCTGTAGCGGCAATTCTCATGACGTTTACGAGAGCCGTAATCGTGGCGGCGGTCCCTGTTGTCCTAACGTTGAGTAAAACTTCAAACCGTCCCTGATCTGTTGCGGCGGTTTGCGCGACGCCGGCAGTCCAAGCCAAAACAGCGGCATCGCTATTGGTTCCGGACGTCCCGATTCGGACGTTGATTTGCAAGATGGCAACACCAGCGGCGGTTTTAGCCATGTCCCACACGCACCAATAGCTCGTTCCAGCCGTCCAGATACCGGCAGGAACAGTGATCCCCGAGCCGGTCAAATAAGCCTCGGCAGCGCCGGTTACCGTTTGCGCGGAAGTGCTGGCGTTAGTGGAAGCGTTCGCCTTGGTGACGAGGCTCGCGGTGGCCTGTTTACTAACGCCGCCCTGGGCGACACAAATTAAGTCAGCGGGCGATACCGAAGTCGCAACTGGTAGAGCTGAGTATTTGGTATCAGCCACATCGCTTAACGCCTGTTGAGCGCCCGTATAACGGCGTCACCGTTCCCACGGACTGGCACAATCTCAGCGCCCTTCTCCTTGTCCCGAGCGTGATCCTCGTCGATCGCTTTCTCGGCCAGTTTGAGCATGGCGTAAGAAAGCATCCGGTCTTTGATTGGACCATTCACGTTGACCTGCTTACTGGCAGGATCAAACGTGATAGTCAGTGTGATCCTTGGATCCATCCTATCCGGAGAGCGTGATCGTGTCAGTGACCGTGAGGGTATCGCCGTTGCCAACCGTGGCGTCCAGGTTGAGGACAGTCTCAAAAACCATGATGCCGCCACTCGTGCCGCCGGCGGGGAGCGCGTTGGTGAAAAGTCCCATCTTGTGGAGCGCCGTGATCGTGCCGGTGATCGTGTAAACGACCTGCATCGTGTAGGTCGCCGTGCCGCCTGTGTGCGCATAGGTGGACTTGGTACGGGAACAGCCGTTGGCGTTATTCTCAGTCGCCAGAACCGTGTCCGCGGCGTTCGCTGCGGCCGTGTCGGTGGTCAGGGCCATGAATCGCGGGATGCAAGTAGGGATAATCGAGTAGCCGTTGGTCGAAGTCGGGGTCGCAGCCGCCGCGCCGTCTGCCGCGTTCCACCACTGATCCACCGTGAGCACCGTGGTCGAATTGTCACCGATGTTGCCGTAGGTGGGTTCGGTGGCGAGCGCGGTTTCCGCGCAATAAACGCGCCAGCCTTTGTACTGGCTCGCAGTCATGCCGCCGCCACTGGGTGTCGCGCTCGTGGCCGTGGTAGCCGTCAGCGAGCCGCCTTTCATGGGAGCATGACCGAACGCTGCCGCCCAAAGGTCGCGGCCAGAGTTGGTGAGCAGGTTCTGCGAAATACCGAGGTCGTCTATGTCGCCATTTTTGCGCCGGATATAGGCGTGAACGTGGTTGGGGCCAAGGCGCAACTTTGTGACCGGTTTTCCTTTGCGGAATACAGTGAACAGTGAGCCGTCTTTAAGGGGTTCGATTAGGTGGTTCATGGTTGGTTAGCCTCTGTCTTTGGAGCCCAATCGCTCGGTGACGGTTGCTGTTTTTTTCTTACCCGCAGGTGGCCCTGCGACGCTTGCCTTGTGCGTGGACTCAGACAGGACTATCCAGTTACCCGGATCGCCGTCACCCTTCCGACAGATACGACACGATCGCGGCACCGGATTTTCGCCAGCCGCCGCAGCGATTTCAAAAGTGCCACAGTTCTTACACTGGAACGCGAACTTGGTTTCTGCCATTAGTGAGCGCTTTTGCCGCAGCGTCGAAATTAACGCAAGCAAATTTTATTGGATCCTCGTCCATCTACCCTCCTTGTCGCGCTGGTGCATTTCAAAGTCGAACCACGGCCACGCAGCTCGACAACCTTTGAAACGCACCATGTCGCGTTCACTGATCCACGGTCCTTTGACCTCGACCAGCGTGAAATGCGGTTCTGCCCATTTGCTTCCACGTAACGCAGGCGGCGCCAAAAATATCCGAAGCTCAACAAAATCCGGTTTATACCACATCGCGGCGCCGGTTTTTGGATCTTCGCCCCACTTGAGGCGCATCCCCTCGAATTGATACCAATGGATTTCACCGGCCCGCTTCTGCGCTTCGAGGATCAACGAATACTCCCGCTCTGGCCTTGTCATGGAGCGCCGCGGCCTCGCGCGTTTTGCCTCGGCTGGGGGTTCCACGAACGAGGACTGCTCGAGGAACTTCGGGAGTTTGATGTGTCCCTTCGCCGCCAGTTTCCGCTGGTGCGCTTCGGCTTCCGCTCTCGTCTTTATCTGCATCGGTTTCCTTCTTTTTTCTGAACTCTGCTGCGTCGGGACAGGTCGCCCAGTGAGGCATGTGCCGGTCCCGACGAAAATAGTAGTCGCCCTCCTTCACGGTGTTGGCGTTTACCGGCATATTCGCGCCCTTGAGGGTTTTGAGCCACACGATTGCGGCTCCGCAGCGTTTGCATTGGCTCATATCGAGTTCACCAATCGGCATCGTCGGGATCGGTGGGGTTGCACCCGGGGATCGGTAACGCGCCTGCCATGTGAAATGGATCAGATTTGCGATATTGGCGCCCCAGTTCCATCTGACGCTCGGTGAGAGCGGCGCGGGGTGTCTCACGGCTTTTCTCGTGCGTGACAGAAGCCCGCGCCTTTTCTCCTTTGTCGGTTGCGATAGAAGCGTTGGGGAACACAGTTTTCACCAGTTCCAAAATTTCCGCATCGGTTTTTTCGGGCAAGTTCATCGAGTTAGCTTTGAGGCCGAGTTGCGCCGCCAGTCGCAAGCGCCCGTTTATTTTGGATCCCAGCAGCTTGCCGCGCGTCGCCTCACAAAACATTCTGAATTTGACGACGCTACACTTGGCCGCAATCTCCACCGGCGTCGCGGCCAACAGATTGAGCGCAAGCTGCCGCAGGGTCTTTTCTTCGCTCTCAGTCATCCTTTACATTCCCCTTTGTGCTCCTCGTATCCACCACACGCAGGACATAACATCGAGCCCGAATCCTCGTCGCGCAGGAGTTTGGCCTTCTCCTGCCGGAGCCGCCAGATCGCCACGGCTTCCTGCGGCGTCATGCCGCAAATCATGTAAGCGAACACCTGCTCCTTGCCGCCTGGGGACTTCGGGAACTGGATCGACATGTAGGTCTGCCCGCCCAAATGGATCGTCACCTGTGGCGGTCGCTTGGTCGTGTAAACCTTGTGGCCGTCCTCCGGCCCGCCGATTATGTCGTACTCAATCATTGAATGGAAATTCGTCCTGTTCGTCTGCTTCTAGCTGCCTTCTGGCTTGGTCTGCATAGTCGCCGTGGTATTCGTAGCCGCCGCTGACGATTCGGAAATAGATTTGATCGCCCTCGAACCGAATCACTTTTCCGCGCTTGGTCACGGCGTACTTCGGAATGGTAATCTCGCCACGGACAAAACTGCAACCTTTGTCGGTAATCTGCCACCAGCCGCGCTTGAGTACCTGTTGCTCGGTTTCAACCACCGGATCGGCCAGTCCCCAATAGCGTAGCTTCTGTGAATTGGTGCGTTGCGAGTAAGTAAGATCGAGGCTGTCAGTTCGCACCGGCTTCATTCCGGCCTCAAAGAGCAAGCCCAAAAACCGCGCCAGCGCCTTGTTGAAACCGAACCGATATTCCACCAAGAGAGCGCCACACGACTCGCAACGCGGATGGTCGCCACCGTTATCTGGCGAAACTGTTGTCATGGCGACCTCAAGTTGTAATCCTCGGTGTCCACATCGACGACAACGCTCCCGCCGCGAATCAAGCGCGAGGAAATACGCGGATCGAGCAGGTCGCCCATCTGTTCAACGGTTACGTTGGCCGTCAATACTGTCCACTTCCCCAAACGCCTTTCCAGCACATAATAGAGCTTGGACGCCGACAGTTCGCGGTGCTTCTCGTACTCGCTGATAAGATCGTCGAGAGCAAAGAAATCGTGTTGCGCTACGTCCCGCAAAAAATCGAAGTCGCCTTGCAGCATCCGATCATTGACCGCGCTGCCCCAGTTAAGAAAACCGCCACGCCAACGAATGACGCGACCTTTGCAACCCTTCTTCTCTGTTTCCTTGCTGCGCTCCCAATCAATCGCGCCATGCCTGTGATCACGGAATAAGTGCCAGATACGTTTTGCCAGCATGGTTTTCCCGATGCCAGCGGGGCCGAGTAATGTCAGCCAACGCGGGTTCCGGTTGTTGAATAGATCGTCAATGAAGCCCACGGCCTCATTTTTCATCCGTTCCAACTGGTGGTCGTTGAGGGTCTGAAAGTCCTCGAACTTGCCCCACACCTTTGTAGCGTGAGGCGGTTCCTTCGAGGGCTGTTCCTGCGGTTCTGCGATTTTCTCTAGTATTGTGCTTATGTGTTCCATTGGTTTCCTGTGGTTCAAAGATGCCCGTGTATCCCTGCTCGATTGAAAAGTTGATTGCCGCGATTGCGCGTTTCTCGCCCATGGCCGTGAGCTTGGCGCGCTGGCGCTTCACCGCTTCGGGAGTCAACGATTGGCGTTTGTGTTTGCGGTGGCTTTCCCATTCCGTCCAAGCCGCTTGAAGCTCTGAATTTTCAAAGGGGGTAGGGGGTTCATTCTTGGTACTCTTCTCATTCTTAGTATGTCGCCCTGAAAAACCGTCGTCGGGTTTTTCAGGGCGACGGTTGGGTTGCGGATTTTCAGGGCGACGGTCGAGTTGCGATTGGTCGAACACTGTCCAAAACCGACCAGTAATTTTTCCGTCCGCTCGGCGTTCCGTGGTCAAAACAGCATAACCGCACGCCTTTAATTCCCCGAAAGCAGCGATAACGGCATCGCGTCCTTCTTTTGCCCGAGCAACAACGTCGTCAGTTTTAACCGTCCAATCATTCGGTTTGCCAAGCAGGTAAGTTAGAATCCCCTTTGCTCGCCACGAGAGCCGCTTGTCGTTCAAGATTTCCTTCGGCATCCGCGCGAAGGGATCGGCTCGTTTCTGGACGCGAATAATCATCGCCCGAAGTGACGCGCTCCTGCGCTTTCGCCGTCCACGGCTGTTCGGGGGAGGAAACCTTCTCGCCGGACAAGATGTACGAGAGAAAGAAACCCCGAACGCCACAAGGTTTTAGCCTTGAGCGAACCGCCTAGAAGCGCGTCATTTCGGGCGACCATTGGAAGTGGACTTTCATTGGTTAACGTGTATCAGACTCGACAAAATTGACAACACCAATCTGCTCCATGTGCTTCCAGATTAGCGGCCAGCTTTCCCGCACCCAATCCTGATCGGAGAGCCAGTGCCAGTAGCCCGCGTCCACCTGTCCAAGCGTGCGCGCGGTGCGAGCTGGTTTGCCGAAGGGGAAGGGGTAATCCTCTCCCAAGCGCCGGTAGGCTTGCTCCTCGCTGTAACGCTCCGCGCCGACCACCTTAGCCTTTTCCAGCGCGTTCATGGTGCGGAAGGAGCAAAGCCCCGCGTTTTTGCGTTGCCATAGTTGCTCGGTAAGCGCCGAGGCGTGGCCGCGATCCTTTACGCTCTCCGGATCGATCCCGTTCCGCATCAGATATTCGGCTTGCGCCTCGGTAATCTTTAAGCTATGCCAACCACTTACGGGTTCGTAGTCGATTAGTTTCTGGTCATGAACAAGAGCTGCATAGAGTCGAGCATCCACCAGTCCGATCGCGCGCCGTTTGGCCGCGCGTTCCAGTTCCTCACGCAGCTTGGCTTCCCTTTCCGCCTGCACATCGCGAACCAACCCCTCTAAATCCAACTCCTCACCTTCGGCATCTAACAGAGCTTTTTTAATAGCCTGCCGTTCAGCCACGTTAGCCGCCACGAGGTCGGCTGGCCCCTGAACACCAAACCGGTCGGCATGGTACAACAAATCAAGAATAAGGGCATCTGGCTTACACGACGCGGCTATTGCAGCGCGCCTGTCATTCGCATTTCTGAGCCCATCGACGACCCCAGGCAGTACCCGCCCGATGCGACCTACCTTCTGGAACCACGCCACGAGCGATCTGGTCGGGGTCAGGTTCAGCAGGCAATCGCACGCCGGACAATCCCAGCCGGTCGTAAGAAGGCTGGAATTAGAAATCAACTGGAACTTCCGCTCGCCAAAAGCCTGCGCCGCTTCCTTGCGGTCGATTGATTTGTGGTCAACGTGCCGCGCTGCGATCCCTTCGCGCTGGCAAATCTCGGTGAACAACTGACTCGATTTGATAAGCGGCAGGAAGGCGACGATCTGCCGGCCAACGCAATGTTCTTTGATCAGCTTGGCGATCTGGCGGTAGTGCGGCGCCATGAGGTTGTGCAGGTCTTCCTTGTCGTAATCCTGCTCCCCGAAGGATTGGCTCTGGTGAACGTCGCTCAGGTCAATGTGCACCGGCATCGTCAGCACCTTGAAAGGAACAATGAAGCCCTGATCGATCAGCGAAAAGAGTTTCAGTTCGAAGGCGACGGTCTGGTAGTAAGCCGAGAGGTCTTTTAACTTGGCGCGGAAGGCCGTCGCAGTTTGGCCGCATACCTTCGCCGTGTGGAAATAGTCGGTAACGGCTTTGGCCTGCTCAACAGAGCGGTGAGCTTCGTCGACGAAGATGTATTTGAAATGGTCACGGGGATACCGTGCCAACCGGTCCTCCCGGCAGAGAGTCTGGACGCTTCCCACCACGACCTGAGACATTCGACTGGCCTTACTATCGGCTTTGTCCAAGTCGGCGTGGATCCCAAGGAGCCGCCAGAACTTGTCGAGGGGTTGCGCGCACAGTTCGTCGCGATCCGCCAGATACAAAAAGCGGCCGCGCTTCGACACGCTCTCGCACACCAAGCCCGCCACCACGGTTTTCCCGCTGGACGTTGGGATATTGAGGACACAGGAACGATACGTTTCGCCCTCCTTGTACCACGGCTTTTCGCCCCACGTTGCGAGAATCTTCGCTCGCGCTTCGTCCTGGTAGTCTCGCGGTTGAACGTTCATCGCCTCTTGAAGTGTGAACAGCCTTGGCAGCAATATCCTCGCCCATTGTAATGCTCAGAGCGCTGATGCCCGCACCGCGCGCATTGATCCGGCTTGAGTCGCAACCGGCGCTGCACCAAATCGGCCAGCACTTCGACGCTCTGACAGTAGATCGGGTCGCGCCTGCCCGAGTATGCTTCGGAGTGACTCATCCTTTCACCTTGGTTGCGAGCGCGTGGCAAGCTCGGCCCGTATAGTCCACGCCGTTGACTGACCATGTGTAGTAAAGACCGGGAGCGGCCAGAACGTGATTGTGAATCTCGGCCATTTTGGTTTGACTGGTCGGAATCGAGTTCACGAACTTAAACGCTTTCGCTACGTCCCAGTGGTTGCCGATAACGAGGTAATGGATCGCCTTCATCCGGCTCTCGTGGAAGGCCGCGAGCGCGATAATGTCCTTGCGGGAGTGTCCGGTCGTGCCTTCCTGTATCGCCTTGCGATCTTTGTGACCGTACACGCTCTCGATCCTGTCCAGCGCCCTCGCCATATCAGGGTCAGCCTCCAAATCCTCTCGTGACCAGCCGTCCTCGCCTCTGGTGCGACTGGCGCGCGTGGACTTGTCGTTATCGCGGAACCACCGGTCCACGTAGGTTTCGTAATTGCGCTCGATGGGTTTTGGGAAATCACGCTTCACAAAATCGAACACCTGCTGTTGCGCTTCGGCGCTCGGGAGCCGCGCCAGAACCCACGCATGAGTGGCCGGCAGTTCGATCCCGAGGTTCGCTTCGACTTCGGCGCGATCCAGAAGCCGCTTGGTCTGCATCGTGTGACCCAACCGGCGTTCGTCCAAGCTCCGGCAGTAATCGTTAAACGAGTCGTACCCGAGCGCGGCGTAGCCCTCGCGGTCTTTCATTTCAATTACCAGCGGCGCTACCTGCCGGTAGAAGTCGTCCGAGTAGCCCAAGATGCGGGCGTCAATCGCTTCGGCTTCGTGTTTGGTCATCATTCGTTCTATCACTCGAGCTTTTTGCACAGTTTTCATTGTAACTCCTTATCGTTAAACGACCACGGACCGTGGCTTAAAGTCCCATCTCCCCAATAAATCTGCTTGGCTTGGCCTCCACAATATCGCCCCATTTCATCGTGCGCTTCTGCGCGTAGCTGATGTGCAGCGCGCTCCTGGCCCTTGTGACGGCCACGAACGCCAGCCGCCGTTCCTCCTCGATGTTCTGCTCGTTCATCTTGGTTTCCTCGAACGCTGGGAGGAACACCACATCGAACTCGCGACCTTTGGCGGAATGGATCGTGCCGATAAAAACCGAGTCCTGTGTCGGCGCACGCCGGAATTGCTCTCCCGAATAGAGGTCTTGGAGCAAATCGGAAATCTGCGCGTCCTGCGGTATCACCCGGGTTCGCTCCTCGATCAAGCCAATCGTGCGCTTCTCTATCCCGCAAATCGCCAGCCATTTTAGGATGCCAATGCGCGGATCATACTTGGGCAACCTGTCGGACAAATAGGTTCCAGTGGCTTGCGCTTCCAATTTCCAGTCGGCCACCAAAACGGGATCGTGTTCAAGGCACAGGAGCTGCTGGGCGATTACCTCGTTGTACGGGGACGCGGCCAGTCCCACAGTGAGAAGCGCTCGCCGCCAATCCGCAGGAATCGCCTCACGCTCGTCGGCTCTGAAAATGTTGACCAGTCCCGCAGCGTAAAAGAAATTGTAAGCGCGATTGAGCTCGTGATTCGTCCGGAACAACACGGCGATACCGAGCTTGGCGTCCGCCGTCAAAAGCCGCGAAACGTGAGTCAACTCCTCCCACGCATCGCCGAATCCTCTGACCACGATGGAACCGGTTTCGCCTGTAGCCGAGATGGTATCCTTCTCATAACGTGACTCGTTGCAACGGATCAACTTGTTCGCCGCTTCGCAGATCACCTTGGCGCACCGGTAATTTTCTTCCAACTTGATGACAGTCGAGGCGCTAGTGTTCGCCAGAGCGAGGAAGCCCGCAGGATACGCCTGCCGAAACTCGAAAATCGCCTGGTCGACGTCGCCGATAACAAACCGGTTATCCGCAGGGATCGCCGCGTAAATCTGCCAATCGATTTCTGCCGAGTCCTGCGCTTCCTCGATGATCAGGTGCTCGATCCTGACTGCCGCGCGCACCTCGTTGAATTGCAGGAGCCGCAGGCCGTCACGCAAAATCCGGTCGTAATCGACGAGGTTGTTCTGCTTGAGCGTAAAATAGTATTCGTCCAAAATCCGCTCCTCGCTGTCTTTCAAGCGCGCCTCGATCTGCTTGAACAACGCTTTACTGTCAGACTCGGGGAGCAGCGCCACGTTGCCGTGGCCGTAACCGATCAGCCGCCCGAACTGGCGAATTAAGCGAAAGCAATACGAGTGCAGCGTGCCGCAAAACTCGAGCCGCTGCACTTCGCTCACGCTCCTGATGCCGGCCACGCTCTCGGTCATTACGCGGTTCCGAAACTCGCGCGCCGCGGCGTTAGTGAAAGTGAGAACGACGATGGACTTGGACTTGAGGCGCTTCACGCGCTCCACGGCGACGCGGGTTTTGCCGCTACCTGGGCCGCTCATCACGACGACCAGTTTCTCGTCGGCCTCGACTGCGCGCTTCTGTGATGGGTTAAGAATCATAATCTCTGAGCTGGCCCGCGTGTCAGGAGAATCACGCCTTCGCTTTCCCTGTCGCGGTGGAACGTCAGCCCGTGGTAGGTGTTCTCGAAATCGTCGTCCGGCAGCGCGAGTTTAATCGCCGTTGGTGCGTACTGTGCAAATTCCTCGCGCAACTTGAGGCACGCTTTGCGCCCAAAGATTACGTCAGTGGGTTGCTCGCCCGCCTGCCGCATCCAATCGACAACGCCGTTGGCGACCAAAGCGTTCAAGGTTATCTCGACAGGCTTCCAGCCTTCGTGAGTCTGCTCGCGTGTCAGCGGCCATTCGTCGTCTTTTTTAACGAGGATCATTTCGCTATGGTTTTCGCCAATTCCTCAACGACTTGCTCTAACGCGGACGCTTCTTGTTCGAGGATCTGGCGATACGGTTTCGGGAAATGCTTTGCGAGCCGCATGAGGCGAATCTTCACGAGTCCAGCGAGAGTCTTGGCGCTCATTTCGGGTACTCGAGTAATTTGTCGATGCGCGCACAAATCTCGCGCACATCGGCTACGTCAGAGTCGAGCCGAGCGTGCATGAGCGCCTTGGCTTGCAGTTCCTTGATCGGTCCGATCAGTTCATGGTAGGCGCCAGCCCAAATCGCCTTGCGAACTTCACGCGCCATTTTGAGGCGAAACTCAGCGGCGTTCTCCACGTACAATTTCGACGCTCTGGACATGGTGAAGCAAGCTACCAGTGGCAACGTGGCTACAACGCGCGTTTCCTGCGTCGAATCGAAATCGGTTGTTTGATACTGCGTTTTGAGGAAGTCGATCATTTCACTAGCTCCAATGCCATTTCCCGCGCCTCGGTCAGTTGCCGGAAGGCGTCGGCGTTCCCGCCCGTGTCAGGGTGCGCTTCGCGGAGCTTTGACCTATAGGCGGATTGAATGGAGTGCTGGGTCGCGCCAGAGAGCGAAATGCCGAGAACGTCCCAACAAGACGGTCCCGTTTTTTCTTCCAGCGCGGTGAACCCGCTGAACATGGCGCGAATCATGTGCTTGGCGCCCCACCGTTCCATGCCGCGCATGGCCTCGATGGTGAGCGCGATCGCGCGCACGTTGGCTTCGATCCGGTTCCACCGGTCGCACGGCATCGCCACCTGTTTGCCCTCGTAGTCGAAATAAGCGACGACACCCGACTCCTTCGGGTTGGTGTTCCCCAGCGTGTAGTTGCTGGATAACACCACGTTTTTACCGCCCAGCCGGCGCACTTCGTCGTAGAGACTTTGAAGTGCGCCGGCCACTGTCACCTTCTGGAAGCGCGATCCGGATTCACGCTTGCCAGCTTCGGTTTTCGGCCAGCCCCTCGGCCACTGTAAGGGATAGGCTCGCGCGCTCAAATGGTTCGCGTGGACGACGCATCGCCGTCCTCGCCCTCAATTTCGTAGTCGAACATGGGATGCGCTGCGCTTGGCATCGACAACTTGATCCGCTTGGCCTTTATATTTCTGGCTGCGATTTCGATGCGCGTGACTTCGCTCGGCAACATCAGCTCGAACATTCCTCGGATTTGCTTCTCGATTCCTGCGCGAGTGCAATCGACGTTGCTGTGAGGCCAGTAGTTCATAGCTCGATCAGTTGAATATCTGACGCGATGTGGATAGGCAGGGAGTCTTTGGTCCCAGCGATGATCCACTGGTCGATCCAGCCGTCCTCTAACGCGCGGTGAAGCACGTTCATCAAGAGCGCCCGCCGCGCCTCGTCCAGCCGTCCCATCTCGTCGAAGATGAGCAACCGGATCGGAGCGCCTTGGGAGAGCGCAGCCGCGATAGCGACGAACGTGAGCGCCTGCTCGGTGCCACTGAATGTCTTGTGACTGATCCACTGGTGCTTGTTCCAGCGCCCGACCTCGCCCTCGTGGAAGGCCAGATCACTCGGCAAAATTTCGCCGACGATCCCGTTGGCTACGTGGAGCAGATCGCCAAACACCTTTTCAACCAACGCAGCTTGCTTCTCTCGAAGTACCTTGCCGATTGCCTTAATGACGACAACGTGCGCCGCCGCCGTCCGGTGTTCCAGTTCAGCCTGTGCCGCGCGCTTAATGTCCTGCTCCAACAACTCGGAGAACCTGAGCTTCGTGCGCGCTTCCTTGTAATCGGTTTCCGCCTTGGTGTTCGCGGCCTCCGCTGCGGCCAGTTCTTCGCTGGCCACCGGTTCAACCGTCGTTTCGGCCAACTCCTTCTGCTCGCGTTCGAGTACTTCGTTGCGCTGTTTTTGCTGCCGTTTCGCTGTATCGATTTGCCCCTGCCAGTTGAGGATATTCCCGTTAAGCACTTTATTGTGCGCCAACTCCTCGCGCACTCGGCGCACTTCGGCTTCGGCCAACTCCATTTCAGTCTTGCGCTCCTCAAGGGTAATGGAGGCACCTTTCAACGCGCCATCGTAAAAAAGGATTCCCTCTCGCAACTTTTCGCCAAGATGCTCCTTCCAACCGCGCGCTTTGGATTCGCAATACGGGCAGGCAGTTCGAGTTTCCAGCTCCTCCTGTTGCTCCTTCCGGTTTCGCAGTTCGGTCGAATATTCGTTGAACATCCGTAGCGCCTCGGAGTGCGCCCACTTGAACGCCCCAAGATCGGCCTCGCTGTATTTGGCTTCCACGTTCGGCTTGAGCTGTGCGGTTGCCTCCTTGATCCGCAGTTCCAGTTTCTCGATTTCCGAGGTGTCGTTTGACGCTTCGGCCAATCGCTTCATGCTCTCCCGGCGCTCTTGGAACTTCTGAGCGTCGATTGCGCGCCGCCTGAGCAGGTTTAAGGCGTCCCAGGCGTCCTTAGCGACCTGCATGGCCGCTCGTTCGGCTTCGCCGAACTGCTTGGAGTTTCCCGCCATAGCCTCCTGCTGGTTCTTGAGTTCGGTCAACACTCGGATCGCCCCTTGCGTGTCTTTCGAGCGAGCGTTGGACTGCTTGAAAAGCTCGGCCATTTTGTCGATCGCGCCCTGTAACCCTTCTTGAATCGAGCGATTCACAAAAGCGTCGGCGACGTAGTTAATCATCGATTTCTTGGCTTCCTCTGTGCCGCTCTGCTCGAAGTGAATGTCCCTGAGTGTGTCACAAACCGCCTGAGCGGTGAAGCTCTCGGGCGTCTTGGAGATATTGAACACGTACTGGTAACGCTCGCGCTCGGTCATACCGAAGTAGGCCGATGCGTTAAGAAGCGGAATCTCTTTTCGATTCACCAGCCACGGCAATTCGTGTTCCTGTGTCTCGTTGATTTCAAAGTTGGCGTTGGCTGCGCCGTTATCCAACTCCAAGTGGACCGACATGAATTCCCCGCTCATCAGTTGGCGCGTGGCTTTCGGGAGCTTACCCAGCTCCGGTAGATACCCGATCAACGCGAGCCTGATCGCGTCGATGATGCTGGTCTTGCCAGTGAAGTTTTCGCCCACGATTGCCGTTTCTGGCGACAGATCGAAGGCGAAACTTCGGCCTTTAAGGTTTTCGGCCCGAACCTGCGTGATACGCATCAAAATGGGATTTCGTCTTCGTCGGGTTCCGGTGGTTGCGGTGGCGCTGGCCGTCGCGGAGGCGGTGCTGCTTGTTTGTGCGATTCCGGTTCCGGTGGCCGTCGTCGTGGCTTGGCTGGCGGCTGCGGTGGCGGAATTTCGGATTCGGGTGGCGCTTCGTTCTCGTCAGGTTCCGGCCACTCGTCGCTCTCAGGCGGGCTCCCGCCCCCGGGCGAACCGTTCCACTCCTCGCTCGCCATGATCCGCTCTTGGATCCATTCGGGCAACTTGGCGAAAGTTTCGCTCTCGCCGTCCTCAATGTCGTAGAGAAGAACGTCGAGCGTTGGCTTGGGGCAACCCATCCCTTTCGGGAGCGGGGTCACACTGGCGACCTGATGGTAGTCGCGTTTCTGCGCCGACTTCTTATGAATAATGTTCACGAGGCAGGCTTTTTTGAGCAGGATTTTGAGGTCAAACCCTTTGAGTTCCTCCTCGGTGAAATCCCGACCGCGCCACGATTCAAGCATGTGCCGGAGATTGGCGCGTTCCCCAAGGGAGAGCGTGTAATCCTGACCGCACACGAAACTTTCTTCCCCGCGCTCCTCGTCGAAGATCGCTTTTTCGTTGGGAAGCTCCCAACCGACTCGCACCTTGCGAATCAGTTTGGGTTTACCCTTGAACGCATCGCGATGCGTTCCAAGGTCGATGATCCAAATGCACCGCGCCGCATGGGTGCCTGGGGGCGGAAGCTGAAAACTACCGCCGCCCTTGTCTGTTGCTACTGGCATTTGATTGGTTTCCTTTCGTTTGTTTGATCGGCACGAGCTTCCGATGCTTTTCGAGGTATTCCGCGAACGCCTGTTGCGCCAGCCAGTTTACGCTGCGCTCCATGTCCTCCGCGAGATACCGGAAAGGCAAAGGAATTTCGACTGCTACCCGCGCCATTGGTTCAAATTGAACCGTCGCGGTTCAGGGCGCAAGCTATTTCTTTTTGAGCCACCAATCGACGGCGCGCTGAACTGACATACCACCCGTAGCCGGACAAAGATTGATGTTTCCGTTGAAAGAGCAGGTTCCCGAGAACCAGTTTAAGAGTTGCAGGTCGAGAGTAGCACCAGCAGGCAGAAAAAGAGAGTAGGACACAGTGTGCGCCCCGTTGTTTCCGTTGCTGCTTTCGCACAAGCAACCCGAGCAATCATCGAACGCGAACTCACCGGCCTGCGTGATTACTCCGTTCACCATCAGGTCGTCGTCAACTTCTCCCGAAATACTCACGTTCATGTCCGTTACCCAAGGGCCGTAAGAAGCGGAATCTACCGTGGCCGCGCATCCAGTGAAAGGACCCGGCCCGAGACTCACTGGAATGTTAATACAGCCGCCGCAAGGGTTAGGCTCGCAAGGTGAACCGTCGCCCTGGTAAACTCCTCCAAGAGCCGCGCAGTCGCCAGACGTAACAATCGTGCAGGTACCATCGGGTTTACAACACGCACCGGTCAAAATAGGGCCAACGCTAGCACCACCTTGTCCCGACGCTGGCTCAACCGAGGTGGCGCTCTGCGGCTTCATGCGAAGCCCGAACTTCTCGACCTCAGTTTCGGTCAGGGTAACGGTAATTTCGGGCGGCTTGGGGATGCCGGTAGAGGTAGAAGCGGATTTCGCCAGTTGCGCAGCAAAATCGCGGGCAGCCTGATCGGCTTCGTCGCGGATTTCATCGGGCGTCACGGCCTGACCTTGGGAACCAACTTTTGTTTTTGCAGTTTTTCCAGAGCTGTTGGCGAACTAGGTTGAGTCGGCACTGGCGTTTGTATGTTGGCCGGCTGCACGCTAAGACCGATCGAAGTCACGGCTTTTTCCTTCGAGGTGGTGAGTTCAACTGCTTGTTCCGGCGTGTCACACTCGACCCCTAGCGTCCTTTGAACCACGAACTTCATTTTTGGCTTTTCGTTTTTCACTTTTTTCCTCCTCTGTTTCTGGCCACCAACGATACCGGATCGCTTGAGCCATTGACATTCCGTTATTCAGATTGAGCTGCATCTGGTTACACCCCGCGCAATTTTGTAGATCAGTTCCCACCAGAAAGTCGATAGTTTTCGCCACCGGTTTCGCTACCACAGCAATCTTGTCGCCTTTTTTCATGTGACGTTGATGTAAAAGTACAACCCGAACCCGAGAATGATCGTCTTGGGACCGCCAAAGCAATCGCATTCACCAGCCGCAAAGTCGATGCTCCAAAACCCGTTGTAACTGAACAACTGCGTGCCAACCGCGGCGCACCAGTCTGGCACGACAATATCAGTCGGAAGCGGTGGCAACCCGTTCACGGTGGAATCATAAGTCGCAGCGACCACGACAGGACTTCCGTCGCATATTCGAGTGGTAGCAACTGATGCGTAGTAGGTGTTGGTGTCGTACTCGAAATGCAAGGTGTGACCACCAACGAGACTCATCTTGACACCTGCGTACCAATTACACACGGATGGATCGACTTCCTCTCCGCAAGACTCCCAAAGCGTGCAAAGCGAATTCGACCAACCAAGGGTGAAATTCTGGCTAAAAGTCGATACACACGGAAGTATATCGACTTCGTATGGCACGTCGTACGCCGAGCCGTGGAACCCGCAGTCCCATGAAGTTAATCCGGCGTTAGGGGAACAACCATCGCTCTGAATGTTTCCGGCGCACCGGAACTTGATCGACAGGTGACGCGAAGCGCATGGATCACACGGCGGCGGCCCACCGCCAGGAGGTCCCTGTGTCACAGGCGCTTCACTCGCGCTTTCGGGTTCCTCGAAATTGAGGCCGAAGGGATCGACGTCGGTTTCGGTTTCGGTTACTTCAATTCGCGGCGGGCGCGGGATACCGCTGGTTTCCTGCCCGAGACTAGCGACTTCTTCCGCGAAATCCTGTGCCGCCTGATCGGCTTCGGCGCGAATGTCATCTCGCGTCATGGACCAAGGTGCCAGCCGGGAAATTCCCACGGCCCACCCCACGGAGAGTTGACGCCCGCGGTGCGAAGCGTGTCGTTTATGGTCGGCCCAGCTGAAGGCGTAGCGCCAGTTGCGGCGTTCAATTTATTCAGAGCGCCGGTTGTATTCTCCACTCTCGGCAAGTTCCCGAGCTCGCTGTAAATATCCCCGACAGCTCTATTCGCATTTGGATCGCCCCCGCCGCCTTGCAACGGACTGATCCGGTTAGCCGGTGGATTGCCGCCCTTGTAAAACGATCCCTCGCGGTGAGTAGCCGTGGCTGGGTAATCGTTGTGGAGATACCCGCCAGCGGGAAGCGAGTAGTGGTAATTGGACAGCCCCGCCGCTATTCCAGCCGCTGCGGCCGGATCGGCGAAGCGATAACCAAAATTTCCTCCGGCGCTCTGAGAATTTGCGCCCACGATTCCGCCCCCAGGCAGATCGTTTCCTCCTTGAAAGTTAGCGACAGAACTCACCGGATTGTCTTGAGGCGAAGAAATGCCTCCTTCAATCTGCAGTGATTGAGCTGGCGCAGCCGGAGCTACCGGAGCCTGCACCTGGGCTTGGCCTTGTTGTTGTTTCTGAATATAGGAAGCCATTGGTTTTAGGTTGGAGTTGGGAAGTTTGCTGCGTCAACGATAATCGCGTGAAACTGAACGTAGCCATACTTGTAGGGCGACGCGTCGAGCTTGTACAAATGAAGTCCACCTGCCGGCCAACCAGTGCTCCCGGGAGAAGCGGGAATCCCGTAGTTACCCGAAGTTTGGTTGTAAATTTCGGCGGTCACCGAATCGGGTTCCGTGTGATCCTCGTCCGGCCCAAGATCAGTAGCTACCGCATGAGCGTGCGCGGAAATCGGTTGAGTAAGCATGTGCGGGCCAGCAATCGTCAGATCCGAATGGATCGTCGGACTTATCCTTACCGTTTTTACGTTCAACGACTTTTCGTGCGACCATCCTGTTCCACCGGCTGAGGTCGAGGTGGTGCTCGGGCAAGTTGTTCCACAGGTCGAATTCGACGCGGTTCCCTGACTGCTCGCGGTCGATTGAACTGACGCCTTCATCCCCTTGGCGGTAATCGTTACGCTCTTGGGCGAAAACTTCGGCCAAGACATGACAGCTCCACCGACAATCGACGATAGTTTGGCCGCAACCAGAGCGGGCCAGGTCGAGGGATCGGCTGGCTGCGCGATATAAAACCCGTAGTGCATACAGTCCAAGTTGTTCCCCCAAAACTGCACAATCTCCGGAGTCACATCAGGGATCATGCTGGCACTGGATTGCGCGGAAGCTCTTAACGCCATGGACACCGAGTAATTGATGCTCACGCCGGTATCGAACGCTCCGGTTTCCTGATTCACGCCTTCGCCATAGGCCGTTTCGATGATGCCGACGACGTTGAGCAAAATGTCAGGCATATCGATGTTCACCTTCGAGGGATAAGACAACACGTACTCGTCGAGAACTGTCGCGACCGCAGTCAGATCAACCTGCCGCTCATCCTGTTTCCACTGGTCGCGCGGCTTAATTTCCATTCGCGCGGTTCCAAGATCGCTGCCAGCCGCCCGGGTACGCGTCGTGAAGGGAATAATGACGTTCAGATGTTCGTCGTATTCCTGCCCGTTGAGCGTCGGCCACGGCGTGTTATCCGCGCGCTCAGTGGAACGCACATCGTAACCGTTACCCAAATCCATGACGTCGCTTTTGAGAACGAACTGACCCGTTTCCACAGGTAGCGAACCGTGAGTGTTCAGCGTGTGAGTGGTCGTCGTCGTGTCGCCACCGTTTTGCTCGGTAAATCCGTGATCCTGTATGGTCACACCGCCGCTTGGGATCGTGCCGAGTTTCTTGGTGATGATGCGCTTTTTCCAGAGCGCGGTGCGCTTCTCGGTGCGCTCGAACTCGCCTGGGAGCAGCGTGGGATTGGTCGAAACGTCCGGTGGAATCGCCGAATCAATCGAGGTTTCCGTGAGCGGGATCGCCGCCCGCAGCTTCTCGGGGATCAGGTTGAGGATCGACTTGGTGTAACTGTCGTCGGGGAACACGGAAGGAACGTTGGATTCGGTTTTGAGCGAGATGCCGTTACCCAAATCTTCCACCGCCGATTCGACCGTGAGCGGGCTGGGGGTAATCGTTTGAAGGCCGGATTGAAGACGAGCTACTTGAGTAGCAACCTGTTGTTGTCCGGTCATGCGGTACTCTGTAATTTCTACAGGCAACGCCGTTATATCGCGGAAAACGCGCGTGTTCTTAACCACGAACACGTTGACCTGCTCGCTCGTGCGTTTGAGGTCGCCGTCCACCATCGTTGGGTCGGCAGCTATTCCTTCGGTGACTGACGACTGCGTTTTAACCGGAATCAGTGCCTTGAACTTGTGGGGAGTAACGTCGGTCAGTTCGCGGTCGAACTTTTGCTCAGTGAAAAGAGTGTCGACGAAATCGTGTTCCTCGATCGCTGCGCCGTTACCGAGGTTCTGCCACGTAACGTCCAGCACCGAAGTCGGCAGGGTTGGTGTAACAGTGGAAAGTTGAAGCGTTTTCTCGATCTGCTCGACCTGCTTGTCCTTGGTCGTACGGGAGCCGGTGATCGTAATTGGCAGTACCCCGGGAGCGAAGAAATCTTGCGCTCCGGTTTTCATCCGGTGCCGGAAAACGTCGATCTGTTCGTCGCTGGCCGAGGTGGTCCCAGGCGGAAGCGGAAGCGGGATCGGACCAGCAATCCCCGCCTCAGTGAAAGTGTAACTCGCTTCGGGAACAAAGAACCCGAACTCCGAAGGGATCAATAACGACCGGTTAACGTCCCAGCGCTGGTTGGGGAACACGTACGGCACAACTCCGTAGGTAAGAAGGGACTTCCCATCTCCCAGCGCCTCTTGGCTCATGGTGGTGACCAGCGCGTTTAACGGAGGCGGTGGATCGGTTTCTTCTACCAACCGCTCATTGAGCGTTTCGGTTTGCGCGTCCCCTGTGCGCTTGTAACTGATCAGATCGTTGCCAGCTAAGAGAATCTCGTCAATCGTGGTGAGAGTCGCGCCCTCGTACTGGTTGTCGTTCTGGTTAAGATCGATGTAGGTGCGATCCCCATTGAGCGTCGTAGGGAAGCTGTAATCGGCCTGCACGCCCTCGCGGAGCGTGACCACCTTGAGCTGGCGCCGGAACTTCGCGGGCGTGAGCTGCGGCGAACCAATGGTTTTTCGGTACAGCTTGTTGCCGTCAACCACATCTGTCCCGCGGCCTCGTTTGAGTCCCATTTTTAGATGTACCTTGCGCGAGTGAGCGTTTGCTGCGGATTAAGGGAAGCGCCGTTTTTGAGTCTCATGTAGGCTTCGTCATACTCGGTTTTCAGGGATCCGCGCACCTCGCGGTTTTGGACGTTCGGATGCGCGGCCACGTACTTCCAACGGGCAATCGGGAGCAAGTACGACTCCACCATGTCAGGATCGAGCGCCTTAACCTCCGCTTCGGGATCGTCCCCGCCCTGCTCGTCCAGATCGGCGCGGGTAATCAGGATCGGTTTGCGGTAAACCTCGAAGGTCAGGTTCGCGGGCGCGAGCGGCATCGGGTTAATGCTCAGGTAAATCGAAGTGCCTGTGCGTGCGCTGTCCTGCAACGCTTCCACGCGGAACTCTTGTGGCACACCGGTCACCTTTTCCCACAGCGTGTAGAACGGATAATAACAGCAGCGCCGGCCACTGATCGGACACGACCAGTAATAGGTGGACAAAAAATCGACCTTGCTCTGCGCGGGCCGCAGTCGCCACGTTCGCGCCAGGGTCACCGGTTCGAGAACGGCAGCAACGTCGGCGTCCATGAGGAAACAGTCACCGTAGATCGTGGCCTGCGGCGTCCCACTGGCTCCGGTTAACGCACGCAGAAAAGTAAAAGTCGAGGTAGGAGCCGGGGCATCGTTGCCATTGTAAGTAATGTCCACGATCCGGTTGAGCATCTGCTCGCCACCGATTAACGCCGAGCATCCGCGCATCCACTCGGCGAACTGTCCCACCATTGTCGCCGTCTTTTGTCCCTGCGTCGTAGTGAGCGTGATGTTGGTAGTCGGATTGATGTAGGCGCTGCGGGAACCGTACTTCAGCGACTCCGGTCCATCGCGATAGATAATCTGGATCGATTGATTGACCGCGCCGACGGCGCGCACGATTTCGCTCTCGTCTTCTCCGTTGTCCGCGCCCCCCAGCGAGAACCCGTAAATGTTGGCGTAAGCTAGAAGATCGAGGACAATCTCTTGTACGGTCATGCTGCGCGCCTTGCCGAAAGCGCGGGGAATTGTCAAACAGGAAAGCCGAGGGCTTCCTTCATTTCATCTTCGCTCATGCCCTTTTTCCACACGCCAGCGTCCCTGGCGCGCTGCTTAATCGTCCTCTCCGGAGGCGGCGTATTGATTTGCACCAACTCAGGATCACTGATCGCTACGTCACTTTCTTCCGCTTCGTAGAACTCTGGAACCCACTGCTGTTGGAACAGCACTTGACCTATTAGGTCAAACTTGTCGCGCTCGTAATCCTCGAGCGACATTTCAAACACGAACCCACCAAATTCCGGCCGCAAAACCGCTTGCCCGTAGTTTTTGAGACTTTTTCCACAAATCGGGTACTCCGTACGTCCATGAGAGAGAACCCTGTTAATCAATCGAACTTTGAACATGGCCCGTGATAACAGAAAGGCGGTTGAGCTGTCGAGCCCAACCGCCTCTATGAACTATCTGTGCCTTAACCGGCTGAGTTTACGTGCCGAGGGCGACAATATCAACCGGCTTGAACTCTTTGGCGACTCCATGCTGGTTGTAGAAGATTTGCCCATCCCTGTCCTGACCAAACTTGCGCTTGGCCGCTTCGGAGATGAGGAACTCCTGACCGCGCCCGCTCTGGACAAACACCAGATGGTCGTAGTCTTTACCGTCGTCGGGCATCGCTCTGACGTTGCTGCCGTCAAGAACGGTCACCAGTACTTGGTTGCTCGGCGTGACTTGATCGATGATCGGTTTCGTTCCGTCGATCACTGGATCGGCGAAACCCTCGTAGGGATCGGGAGGCGGTACGTCCTCCACGACTTCCTGCTCCGGAGCCGGAACTGACTTTCCTTTCGCGCCGTTCTTGTCGTCTTTTTTCAGTAGCGCGATCAACTCGTCTTTCTTGGCGTCGTGAGCGTAGTCGAGGTTGCGGCTATCCGCTTCCTCTTTCAACTCAGCCACCGTCATATTTGCGTAATCCATAATGAATTTCTTTCGGGGTTGTGGAGCGCCGCCCCCACTTCTGAACGGCGCTCCGGTGTTGCTCCAAATTTAGGTGACTGTCGGGAAACCGTCTGCCGGATACGCCGACTCGATCACAATGAAATTCGGGTACTTCCCGTCTGCTCGTTGTGTCGCACAACTGCCAAACACGGTTTCCACTCCGATACCGTGATCCATTCCGTGGTTGCGATGTTCCTCGGTGCGCGCAGCGCGAGCGTTGCGTCCCTTGAGTGAACCGTAACCGCAGATACCAGCCATTTCTCCCAACCCCAAGGTGTAGCAGAAGGGAACGCCGAAGGCGTTGACCTCCAACACCAGCGATCCGACAGGGTGCGAATCGGTGAGATTCGCCAATAGCCACGGAGCCACGTTCCACGTAATTCCCGAACCGGGGAAGGTCGTGACCGCGATACCGCCAGCCGCAGCTCGGAGCCTGCTCGCCATCGTCAGCTTGTTGCCGTTATTCACCGTGTAGGTGTAGAGGCCGATCTTGCCGGCGTTCGCGCCGGTCAGGTTGTAGATCGCCACATAACGAACTGTCGTCGTGTCAGCCGGGATTGTGTTGCCGTTCGTGTAAACGTAGGGCGCGTTCGAGAAGGACTCGAAGTAGTTGGGAGCTGGAACCAACGCCGCACCGGTAGCGTCGCCGCCGCCAGTAATATCGTAGGCGTTGTTATCAGCAGGGATCGCCGCGCCAAGGAAGGCTCGCGGTTGCAGGACTGAGCCGACCGGTCCGTAGGCTTCGTGGTCGCGGATGTACCACCGATAGATGCCGTGGCCGTTCCAATCCACAAAGTCGCCACGGAAGATCGGGTTCCCTTTCCCGCGATTCTCCGCGTACTGGAGCGCCTGCAAGTAGGCTGACTCACTCCCGAGAGGCGCGAAGGCGTACTGAGTTCCGAAGAATAGGAACTGCTCGACCATACCACCAGCGGAATTCTTGATTGTCCCTACAGGTTTGCCGCCCATACCGGACAACACAAGGCCACCCTTGGTGATTGTGTTCGTGGAAAGTACGTCTGCACTTTTCAAGAGGTCGCGGCCACCTCTGAAGTTAGGCCGCACCATGTTTAGCCCCGCTGTTCGAGCAGCGTTGACCAAGCTCATCATCAAGTCCTCGCTGATCTTTCGGCCCAGCCGCTGCCGAAGCAGTTTATTGGACAGATTATCGAACTGAGAACCGATAACGGTTTCTTCCTCCGCGACGTCGGTGATACCGAGGCCGAACCATTGGCGCCCAATTTTGCAGGGGAAACCGCCGATACGCAGTTTTTCTTCGTTACCGCTTCGGTCGCCTTCACCTTGCGCGCCTGGACCGCCCAAGGGAGCGATGGTCGGAATGTTGATCGTGTTACCGTCAACTTTCGTCAGGTCATCGTACTGGACGAAAGGCTTTCCCGAACCGGGACCGCCGATCATTTCGTCACTGAACACGTTGGCCTGCTGTGCGCCCATTAGGATTCGCTTTACCCAAAGCTCCTCCGCCGCCTTGGCGTTTTGTGCGACCATGTTGCCATAGGTCGTCACGTTGATTTTGTTGTATGCCGCCCCGAGTTGGGCCGTCATTAACGGGTTTACTGCCGCCACCGCGAAAAATGCTGCGGCGCTTTGCGTCGCAAACAAGACCACGAGGGCAGTACCCAAGTGTAATCCGGCGATTAACCGGCGTTTAGTTAGATTCATTTGTCTTTCTCCTAAGTTGGGTTGGCAGAGGAAAAAGCGGCCTTGGCGAAACGTGGCTACCGAATAGCGGCAGCAAGCCCATCTTTCGCGCCGGCAAACTCATCCAGCTCGTCCAACGAGGCTTTTTCGCTGAGGTACTCATAGCTCTTTTTGTCGTCTTGAGCCTCTGCGGGTTTCCCCGGGACGGCAGTTTTATTGCCGGATACCGGAGTGGCCTTCTTTTGAACGGGCGTTGGCGGAAGTGCTGGCTTGGATGGAGTTTTAGGCTTGGCAACGATCCCGAGTTCCTTGGCGACGATTTCCGTCACCCGCTCCGGAGCGGTGTCCGCATACAAAATGGGATGCTCAGGGTGACTCGGGTCTTTCATTTCCTCGAATCGTTTGGTGATCGCTTTCCCTAGCGGGGTATCAGCCTTGGCAGCGTCGGGATACTCAGCAAGTGCGCGAGTTTTTGACGCTTCGCGCGCTTGCTTCTGTTGCTCGACAGCCGTCAACCGCTGGCCTTCGCGTTGGTACTGCAATCCCTCCAACCGAAGTTCCGTCTTGATAAGTTGGGAGCGCTTCTCGGCCAGAGCGACCGTCGCTGCGCGCATCTCCTTAGTGGACAGAATCTCGTCCGAGTCTTCGGGTGGATCGATCTGAGCTTCCAGAACAGCGATTTCGTTTTGCAACGATTCAAGCTCTCCGGTGACCGCCGCGACTGGATCGACCTGCGGACCTTCTGCGCGTGGCGCAGTTGGTTCGCCTCTTACCCGCCGCTCGGCTTCGCTCCAAGTGATCGGTGTTCCTGCAACATCGGCAGCTTTCTTGACCGCGGCGATTGCGCGATCGGTCGGATCCTTGAACCGGAAACGCTCAGGGATTTCTCCTCTTGGTTCCTCTGGCTCAGGAGCCGCTGTCGGCGGTTCGCCTTCCGCTGGCGGGGTTTCCTCTCCAGTAGGAGGAGGAGTTTCCGCAGGCGGTTCGGTTTCTGGTGCTGCTTCTGCTACAGGTGCCTCTGATTCGGCTCCTGTGCCTTCTCCACCGCCAGCTACTCCCGCGATCCTGGCTCCCTCGGTCTGAACTGCATCGAGGTCTTCCAGACTCGCATTTTCAAGAGTCGGCTGTGGTGTACCCGCTTCCGTTTCGGATGCGGCCGTCGCTGGATTTGTCTCGGCTTGCGCCTGAGTTGGGTCCATGACGCCGCGCTCTGGCGAACATGGTAAAAAGATGCAAGCCTATTTTTTCCGGTTCCTGCGCGCCCAGTCGTCCCGCACCTGTTGTTCATGCCGGTGAGCTGGGCTTTGCCGGAGGAAGCGGGTTAGGCGTTTTCCCATCGCAACTACGCCGATAGGCGAAGCGCAATCGTCGCGATCCATCGTTTTAAGGCCACTTCGTTCATTCAGATCGACTTGGATCGCGCGGGCCACGAATAACACTTATAAGGCTAACTCCTAGGAACTTCAACGGGCTATATCGACCTTGGTCTTAGATTGCCCGTTCCAACCTGCGTCGTGCGCGTCCTCCTCGCACTCATGGAGGGTGTCGAAGCCCTTGCGGCACTCCTCAACGATCCGGTTCTGGATCGGGCTCTTACGCTTCCAACGCCACTTGTGTCTTCTATCTTTGTAAAATTTCCAAGTGTCCTCACGCACCTTATTCGAGAGGGTAAACCTTGCCTGCCACCGTAGCTGGCAGTCCCGGCCACAGTTCGTAAAGATAAAGGCGTCGCTTGTCGCCCGAGTTGTAGTCAATCATGGGATTCACTATCTTGGCAGCGCAATAGGCCGCTTCACCGGTCTTATCTTCCGGCCCAATCTCACCAGTCACAGCCGCCGTCCACGCGCCGGTCTTCATGTTAGTCAGACGCGCCTGACAACCCATCACCTTGAGCTTCCGTGGCTCCAAGAGCTCGCGCACCTGTGGCGGGATCACAATGTATCGGTCCTCGTCGGCGTTGAGGTATTTCCCCTTGTTGTAATAGGCCGTCATCGGCTGATAACTCACATCGTCGTGGTCGGGGCCGCTCCCATCGTTACAAATGTCCAGATCGCTACAGAAAGTCACGTAGCCGCCACCGAACGCCTGCCAGATAGACACAGGATCAATGATGAGGAGCTTGCTCGGATCAAAGTCTTCCGGCTGCGCCGGCGTCGGCCCTGGCACTTCGGCGGGCTTACCGGTAATCGCTTCACTGATCGCCGCACAGATCGGGTCGAAGTGTTTGTGGTACAAGTCGGCGTCGGTCGTGGAATCGACAAAGCACACCTCGATTAGAAGCGCCGGCTCCTCCGTCTTGTTGAGGAAAAACAGGTCGGTGCGCTTCTTCGGTCCACGATTGATCAGGCCGGAGGCGGCAGCGATGCTCGCGGAAACCTCGGCAGCCAGAACCTCCTGCGTCACAAACAGGCACTCGGTTCCCATCGGCTTACTGGTGTCCTGGTAGGCGTTGAAGTGAACGCTAACGTCCAAATCCCGGGATTGGGCGTTGTGGAAATTGACGATCCTGTTCAGGTTCTCGTTCTGCGTGGTCGAAATGTCGTCGTGAAAGCTCTGCACGCTCACACCGGCTCTCAGAAAATAAGCTGCGACTTGTTCGACCACCTTGCGCGCCTCGTCCACTTCGTCCAGCACACCGCTGGCGCCCCTGACTTTTTTGCCATGGCCGCTGGAAATAACGATGTTCATCGTGGTTGTGGTTGCTTGGAGGGTTCTAGTTGCACCTGCGGCATAATGAGCATATTCGGACGCCCCAAAAGCTCGGCCAAATCCTTAACGTCGACAGTGCTCCCGCCCCTGTATTTCCCTTCCTGATTCGCGAAAAGCACGCGCACCCTGTTCGAGGTCAGCACGACTCCCTCGCGTTTCAGAATTTCACCGATTGCGGCTTCGGCTCGTTTAACTCGAGCCTGCTCGCTCCTGTTGGCTCCGTTGGCAGATGGTTTCTTTGGCATTAGCCCGCGCTCTGAACCACATCGGTTCAAAAGGCAAGGCTATTTGCGTTCCAACGTCAGTAATCGCTCCTTAATGTCCGAGATTTCCTTGTCGTGAATATCCTGTCGCAACCGCTCTAACTCATCCCATTGGCGCTTCTGTGTTCGCAGGTATTCATCGTGGAAAATCTCGAATGAGTTGGTCCCCTTGGCATCCATACGCTCGATGCGCGGAGCAGTCTCAATCTTCCAATCCACAACCTCGGCGATTTTCCCGCCGCGCTGGCCGATGCCATAGATGAAACCAAGCACACCGACGATAGCGATGGCAAGCGGAAGGCCAATAGCCACCCACCTGTGTTTGCCGTTGCCGTTCTCAGCCACGCCAGCGCAACTGGCGAAACCACCCGCTCAAAGCAAGCCTAGAGTTTAAGGCCGTCGGCGGGCGGCTCAACAACGTTGCTGGCCGGATCGTAGCTGTGCGGATAGGGAGTCGGGTTCCCGAGGCGTTTCAAGTCCATCCCCAGCCACATGATCGCTTCCTGCAATTTGGTGATCGTCAGAGCGCGCTCGCGGCTCGGGGTCAACTCCTTGAGTGTCTGCAACTGTTCGTCGAGATTTTTCCGGAGTTGCTTGTCGGCCTTGATGTTTTCGTCTTGTACTTCGGTCATAGTCAGTGAAGGTTGAGGCGCGCACGAATCTCGTCAAGGTGCGGGTCTTTAGGATTTAAGGAGCGCCGGTGTTCGATTTCCCGCTCGTCGAGCCAACGGGCGATTTTGCGCCACGTTTGGAAGATCGACACGAGTCGCATGACTGCCTTTGGGGTGAGCTGAGTAATGTCAACCTCCTCCAAAAGATCGCGAGATTCCTTGAAACCTCGCTCGATACAGGTACTCGAAAACCACTGGAACGCGGAATTTTGCCGGAGGCTTTCAATGTCCCCGAGTTCGTCGAGAGCCCGTTTTTCGTTTCGTTCTCTGGCTCCTGGCTCGCCGGCTGGATCGGCCCTGAATCCTCCGGCGACGGTTCGGACAAGCTCATTGTCAGTTAATCGCCGGATCGGCGGGGTTGGATTGGTGTCATCAGCCACACGGGCAGTTAATCACTTCTTCTGACCGTTTGTCGAGCCTGCTTTCTTCGCCGCAGCCGCTTTCTGGCGAGCCGCTTCTTCCGCTTGCTTCATTCTCAGTGCGTGTTGCTCGGTCGATTGCTGTGTCGAAACCTGCGCCTGATGAGTTGCTACCTGCGTCTTGAGGTTCGCCTCCCGAACCGCCGTTTCTTGCTTGAGGCGCGAAGATTCAATCGCTGTCGAAGCCTTGAGGCGCGCGGCCTCAGTCTGTTGTCCCATCTTCTGCTCGTGGAGCTGCGCGCTTTGCTCCATCTTCTGTTGGTGCTCCTGCCCCTTCATCGCCATTTCCTGTTGGGGATCGCCTTGCCCTGCGGTTTTCTCCGCAGTTTTGACCTGTAGGTCTTGCTGGACTTTCTGAGCGACTTCTTGAGGACTCCCCGGCGAGATACCTTCCCGCTGCAAAACCTGCACCTGCTCGCTGCGGAGAAGATCGGGGTATTTGGTGGCGATGCTCGTGCGCGGCGGGAGCTTCGCGGCCTGTTGCTGCTCCTGTTTCCACTGTTCGACCTCCTGATCGCTGACTTTCCGCAGCAACCGGTCACTGTCCTGCACTTCCAGAGCGCGCAACTGGCGCACGTATTCTTCGCGGAGGAGGTTTTGTTCCTCTGGATTCAGCGCCTCGTAGTACTCACGGCAAAGCTGAACAACCATGCGGGCAGTCTCAATCGTTTCCGTCGATCGGGAACGAGTAAGGAGAAGTCGAGTGTGCCGACCAAGATTGCGGATTTCTTCTCTCGAAAGAGTGAGGAGCGACTGCGTGTCCTCGTCGTACAAGACCTCATTTGGATCCATGTGTTCTAACACGCAATCCACGACCTGATCAAGCACCTGAGTTACGCCGTCGCCTTGCGCGGCCTCGGTTTCTTTCATCAGGACGTTGGCAGTTCGCTCGAGCGATTTGATGCCGGTGGCGAGCTTGGTCGTATCCAGGCCAGCCATGTTGCCATCGTCGGGGCCGACCATCCCAACCTCGGTGGACGCGGCTTGAAGCATCAGCTCGATTAGCTTCATCGCGTTCTCGTCAATGTCCGTGAGTTGGACTTGGAAAAGTGGCGGGTTGGACGCGGTGAAACGCGGGTCGTCAACGTCGAGCACCTGATCGTCGCCGAACACCAACTCCTGACCGGCCTTCCATTGGCTCACGGCGTTCCGGTTGCGGAAGCGCACGCTCGAATTCTTTGAGCTCTTGAAGTTGACGCGGTTAAACTGCGTGTCGATGTAGAGCTGCTTGTGGTCGAGCATTTCAAATACACCCGTTCCATACCAGCGATCGGGGACCTGCTCGATGCCGACGATAACGTCAAAGGGCCGCTTTTTGAGGTGAGCGCCCATGTAGTCATACCAGATCGCTTTCTTGTTCTTGCGGTCGATGACAACCCAAACTTCCTCCTCGATGCCGTCGTCGTCGACGTCCATTCTCATGTAGCAATCCGCTGCGTTCACGATTTTGAGCGCCTGACTGCCAGCCTCTACTTCGCCGGTCACTTCCTGCTTTGATTCCTTCGCCGCCTTCGCACCGCTAAGGTAAGGCTGGTTCACGTAGTCTTTGCTGACCTCGAACATTCCGTAGATCATCACCAGTCGTTCCCACTGTTCATCGAAAAGATGAACGCAAATGTCGGCCTCGTGGATCGAAGCGACGTTGAGCGGGCAAAGAAAATCACGGAAGTCCACTGGTCGCAGATCAACGCCTTCCTGATGGGTTAACACCTGATCGAGCATCGGGAAATCTTCGTACTCGGGCGTAAAGCGCATCGCCACGTTGGGCTCTTTGCGGAGGCGGAACTGACCTTGCACGTTGGGATCGGGGATGAAGTCGTCCTGCTCGTAGATGTAGTTGCCGCGCGGCGTCATTACCGGTTCGCCTTCCGGAGTAAACACTTGGCCTCCCGGTCCCTCGTAAACGAAGGGACCAGCGGCCACGCGGGCTGGGCCACGGAACTTACTGGTGTTGGCGACGTAGGTAATCTTCATCACCTGTTCGTTGCGGATCAGCGCGCATTTAAGCCCAGTCGCCAGCGAGCGTTTCACGTTGCTCTGGCGCACCTTCATTTGCAGGAACTTCTCGGCGCTCATGCTCACCTGGGTATCCTCCACGCTCACGGCCTCCGGCATGATCGCGAAGAAAGGGTCAGTTCCACACAAGTCATCACGCGACTTGGCCGACATGAGGCGCGCGTAACGCTTGGAAATGTTGATCGAGAAGTTGGAGAACTCGAAGATGCCGCCTAGCGCCAACCGCCATTGCCAGTCGTTGTCATACTGGTCTTGGTTCTTCTGACGGACACCCATCCACCGCGTCGGATCAACCCGACCTGTGCCGTCAAGGTAGAGTCCCATTTGTGAGGACAACTCGTCGATCCGCAAGATCGCCCGCTCAACCATCGCGTCCACCTGTGAAGGCGTGAGAACGAGGTTGGATTTGATCGGCTGGATTCCGTCAAGCGGGTTAATCTCCGGCGCTTGATCGTTCGGTTCCACCGCTGCCGGCGCTGTCGTGTTAGGGCTTGGGGTCGTCATTTAGAATCCTGTGAACATCGTTCTGCCACCACCTCGGCGGTAGCTCCCTGCACGCTTGCGTTCCAAAATGGAAGTCATTTGTTCGCGCTCCCGTGGTTCGGCCAAGGCATACACCTTCTCGGCTTCGGCCAGTGGCAACCGGTCAACCGCGCTGGCGATGGGACCGAGCCGCGCCCGCTTGTAGAGCTGGGAAATGTCACGTGGATGGATCACACCGGTATTGATCGCCTTGGTAATGTCCGGAGCTTCACCACGACGAAGTTTCGACACGAGGTCGCGTTTACCCTTCTGAATCTCGAACTGCTCAGGAGTAATGCCTTCCTGCGGGTTGTGCGTCTTGTAGTAAGCGTCCAGTTCGGCCTGCGCTGGCGTCTGCGTAAGCGCGCGCGGAGCTGGCATGACGCCGACAAGGGGCAGCACCTTCTCCGGAAAGCCTTTTCCGCGCTCCTTGGCGCGCTGGGAGCCGCGCCACCAGAAGGGCTGGAACGCCGAAATGATATGTTTACCGCTCTGGTAGGCTTGCTTGATCACGCTGGCGTCGGGATCGCGCACTTGAACGCCGTAATAATCGCGGTTCTTGATGATTTCCCCAAAGAGCGAAATGGCGGGGTGCGTCTTATTCATGATCGTTTCGCCCGGGTGTTTCCCGTAGGCGTACAAATCCTTCATGTAAGTCGGCAGCACGAAACGCTCGGGGTTGCCATGTTCGTCCTCGCGCCCTGTCCGGAACGCCCAGTAATCCTGCCCCTCCGGTTTCTTGCCAGAAAAGAGGTAGGTCAACGCCGCGTTCATGACGGCGGTCATCAGCACGAGGGAAATCGCGTAGGCGGTGCGCGGAGGCAGGTCTTTAGGCAGGCTACCGGTGTCGTGCCATTCCTTGAAGAAGTTACCGGCGTCTTTAACAGCGCCGCCGAGCTGTAGGATCGTGCCGCCAGTCCAGCCAGGAGCGCGCACGAACATCTGCAGAACGTTTTTCGCAACGTTATTTCCAAACAGCCGCTTGTACTGAACCTGCCCCAGCCGCGCGTCGATGGTCGTCCAGAGCATCGAAAATTGCGGAGCCAGTTCTTCGAGAGTTTTGCCGGGGTTCATGTCGATAATGCGCCACGCTTCGTGCGCGAAAACGCCCAGCTTCTGGCGCGGCACGAGGAAATCCATGATCGGTTTCGCCATGAGTTCGATAAGCGCCACAGGCGAACGCACCGCCGCCCGAATCTTCCGCCCGCTGTAGAAATCCTTGTAGGCCGCGTCGATCTGGTCGGTGCGAAGTCCCTTCTCGATGGATACTCCGGCGCCGGCCAACTCCGCAGCGCGCACGACCTGATTGATACGCGGGTCCTGTGAGGGAGTTTTGCTGACATAAGCGTTGAGAACCGCGTCGCCAGCTTTCGGCACCGAATACATCGCGGTAGGCTGTTCTTTCAAGACGCTACCTAGATCGCCCATCGTGCGATTGCCGCGCATCACTCCATAGACTTCCTGTAACAAGCGCGCGAGGCCGCTGATCTGAGCTTCCATCGAAGTGAAACCAGCGTGGAACGCGCTCCCGATCCCGAGCTGCGTCTGGTTGAGCAGGTTGGCGAAGGCCATCCACGCGCCAAAGGGTTTGCCGAAGTAACGGCTCTCGTAAAGCGAGTCCGAAAGGTAGTTCTCGATAATGTCGGCGTATTCGTTAGGCACGATCCGTTTGCCGACCAGATTCAGACCGTAATCCGCACTTTTCGCCCACACCTTCCCGAAGGGATCAGGGAATTCCCGCCAGCCGTCCGGTGGCTTGGCCGTCGGCGGGATGATCTTCATGTTACCTTCCTCAGTCCACCGCTGGATAATCTTGTTCGCCATGATCGACTGATCCAGTTCGTGGAGCTTCGCCATGATCGCATCGGCGGGGTTGGGCATCGTCGGCTCGAGTCCGAACTTCTCGGCAGTCAACTTGTCAGTGAACACCATTTCGTGACGAAACTTCTCCGGCCCTTTAAGCGGGTGCTTCGCAAACGCGCTCATCCAGCCCTGATCACTGCCCTTATCGGAATTCTGTGCGATTAACTCCTTAACGCGCGCACGAATCTCGGCCATTTTCGCTTCCGAGGTGTTATTGGCGTCGAACTTCTCCTTTTCCTTGTCGGTCAGGATTTCGTCGATCGCTTGATTGAAAGCGCGTCGGCTTTGGACGGTCCAGTAACCGGGGAAATAATGTTGCTTTACCGAACTCAGTGGCGCGTCGGCACGCTCGGCCTGCCTGATCCGGTCGTCGAGCAGCTCCTTGTAGAGCTTTGCGGCCGCATCGAGTTCAGGCGGATACAAAATGTCGAGAGCCTGATCGGGCGTCATCTTGTTGACTTCTTCCTGTGTGTGACCGCGAGCCAAGAGAGCGGCCTCCAACTTCCGTCCGGCTGGCGTCACCATTGAAGGAATTGTGCCTCTCGGGCGCACCGGTTTCCCCGTGGACATGGCGTGAGCGAACTCGGTGCCTGGGTGATACTCATAGGGAATGTCCGTCCGGTCGGCCCCCATCTTCACAAACATTCTCCACGAACCGCCCTTTGCTGGGAACGAGGGCTGAATTTTACGCTTGGCGATTTCGGCTTGCCTGTTTCGTTCGCCCAAAAACTCGCGCACATCGTTCGCGGCCTGTAGGTGCATACCGCCCTTGGAAGTCGGCGCCAGTCCAGCAACGTCCGAGAGCGCGCCTTTCGCCCAATCCAAGCCGGAACCTTTCGACACCGTAGCGAACACGCCGCGAAGTTTTTTGCGTTGCGCGGGCGAAAGCATCCCGAGCGTGAACTCGTTGGGGATCCCAATTCGCGAGGGATCATTCGGATCCTCCGTTCTTACCACATGCTCAATCGCTTCTCGCGTAAGGTCACGCCCGTAACGCAACTCGGCCAGCTTCATGCTGTATTTGTCCATCGCGTGAAGCAGAGCGTTATCATCGCCGAAAGCGGCTTCGTGTTCGAGATACTCAGGCAACCGGCCTTCCTTGATCGCCTTTGCTATTGCCGCAACGGGAGCGGGACCACCGAACGTGAAAGACTCAGCGAGTGCTTTGATTTCTTTCGGGTTTTCCGGTGTCCATTTGTCATGGAAAACTTCGGCAAAGAGTTCGGTGTAGTCAGCCTTGTCGAGCTTCAAGTCAGCTCGCTTCTCTGTGATCGGTCGGCTTTGCCCAACGCGCGCACGATGCCACGTCGCGTCAATAGAGAGCTGGGTGCGCGGCGATACCAGTTTCAATGCACGGAGGTATTTGTCGTTGGGTTTGGTTTCACCCAACCCCAGCAGATGAACCGAGGTTGGCTGGCTCTGCTTAAAGAACCGCAGAACGTCTTGCTTGGGGGTGGCGTCCATGTTCGAGGGTATGCCAATCGCGATGTTCGGCCCGAACTTCTCTTTGTAGTGGGCATACTGCTCGCTAAGGGAAAGTTTGCCGTTCTGAGCTGGCAGGATCGCGCGCGCACCCGAAGCGATGAATTTCTTTATCTCCGCTTGGTAATGATCGAGTAGTTTTAGGGTTGTATCCTGTTCGCCTAAAACGTCGGGCATCACCAAGCTCAGATTGCCGGCAGAATTCCCGCTTTGCTCAACGAGGCTCGAGTACTTCTCGAACACCTTGTCGAAATCGACCGTCCCGCCGCGCCGCTTCACGCCAAACGCACCGGAATCGACAAACACCTTACCACCGGCCTGCGCGTAATCGGCGAGCTTGGTGATGTGCCGCGGCTGCGCTGACTGAATGTCGACGCCGATATTGCTCTTGGTGTTGCGGTAGGCGTCAATGATCGAATCGGTGTTCGCCCCGCTCTTGAAAGCCGTTACCGGCGTCTTGGGCGCTTGCATGTAAAGAAACTCAAGGCGTGAACCGTGAACAGGGTTCCTGACGTACACCGTGTTCCCCACACTGATCGCTTCATCTGCACGAACCACCGGTTCGTCGTTGGTCTTGTCGTAAAAGTAGCTGTGCTCCAGCGGATCGAAGCCTAGCGGTGTCCACTTGCTCAGATCGTTAATGTCAGAGGGCAGCGCGCGGTCAGGGTTATACTTGCCTTCCGCTGCGGCGATTGGTGCCTTGCTGATGAGTTGATCCCTGATCTTCGCGGAAGTTCCCTCGCGAACTGTAAAGCTAACGGGACCGTCCAGGCGAACAATCGAATCATATCCGATGTTTTTCCCCAGTTTGGGGGCGTGAACGGTTTGAGCGTATGTCCCTGAACGTAAAAATGAGGGAATGTCGATTCGGACACTGACAGGAGTGCCTTTCGGTAAAGTCCGGTTAGCACCAACCAAAGGCGCTTTGTTACTCGTCAGCGCAGCGGCCAGCTTCTCATCCGAAACCGGCTGTGGCTGCTTGAAACTAGGGTCATACCTCAGCGGTACGCCGCCACCGCGTCCAGTGGCGATTTCGCCTTGGCCTTTTTGGGTTTCACCTTGGCGGGCAATTTCCCCGGGTTGTCGAAGTGATGCTCCCTCGCCCACTTCTCCCCCTTCACCCCGAACGCCCACTCCCTCTGCGCTTGTGATTTCGCTGGCATATTTTTTTTTCCCTCTCGGTTGCTGCATTCCCATCGTTTCCGGTGGCGCTTCCTCGCCTTCTGGTGGCGTATAGGGATGCCAAACGGACCTGCTGCCTTGACCTGCTCCTGCCAAAAGCGTCCTCCTCAGTTCGCCTATCACTTCGTCGTAAGGCGCTTTTCGCAAAGAGCCGGTTCGCTGATACAACGTCCACATATTTTGCCCCGGAACGCCGATCGTACGTTGGTAAAGCGCATAACCGCCGCCCTTCCGAGGGAGAATGTAAAAATGATGCTTAACGTTTCCGCCCTTCTCCGTTTCGGTCGCTATCGGGCGATCCTGCCCGGGTGTGATCGCGCCTCCCATCGACTTCGGGAGCTTCTGGCCAGTAAGCGCGAGCTGGCCCGCGTACGGCGCGATTGCCTCGGTGCCGGAAGGTAGCGGTCGAGCGCGCGGAGTAACATACTCCTGCACAGTGGAAAACTTCGCCGCGCCCTGAGCTGGCGGCTTTAACACCTGTGGCCGGATTCCTGCCAGTGAATTGTAGATCGACGCCTTGTGCCGGAGCCAGAGTTCCGTTTCGCGTCGGCTCAAACCCTTTGGCGGATTGGTGCTGAGGAGAAGCGAGGAGCGATCGGGATAAGAATAGTCGATGTGCTTCGCTTCCTTTTTCAGATCCAAACCCTTCTCGTAAATCGCGAGCAACCCTGACTCTCGGGTTATGTCTTTCCTACGCCGCATCATTTCAAAGTTTCGCTTGTACTGGGCGATCACTCGGTCGTGCAGCCGCGCCAGAATTTCCCCAGGCACCCGCTTATCGTAGAGGTATTGGGCGAAGCTCTCGGCGAAAAACTCATAGACGTTATTGGAGTAATAGCGCGACTTGGAGGTTGAAGCCTGCGGGGTTCCTTGAACGAAATAAGCCTGTGTTCCGCTGCGGCCACCGAGCTTGGCGTACAGACGCGCCACGGCCCTGCGCTCAGGCACGGTCAGTAACACAAAATAAGCAACGTGACCGAACTCGTGCAGGAACACTTTTCCCTTGTCGTTGGAGAGGATCGCATTGTGGCGCGCCTTCTTTTTACCTCGCTGCAACGTGAGGCTTCCCCGCCCGCCGTAGGTTCCGCCACCTGTCCCCAACGCCTTCATTCTCGGGTTGCTGGCGAAATCGATCCGCTGCAAGAACTCGCCCTTCATTTGCGCAGCCAACGCCCGTATCATTTCAGCGTGCGTAGGGAAAATCGTGTTTTCCTTAACGAACTGTTCAAGCTCGTGCTGCAAATAAGCGTGACCGGGACTCAAAGCTGAGAACTTCGCTGGGTCGTCCACCAGCTCCATGATTTCGTCCTCGCTCATCTGGTTCGCGTTGTTGCGCTGCCGGTCGGTTTCGTCCTGAATGTCCTTGAAGAACTTGTCAGCCTTGTCCTGCGCGTCTTTCCTGACCGCTTCGTTAGGTGATTGCAGTCGCTCGCGCGCTTCCTGCTCGCTGATGTATCCCGGCTCACCGGTTCGCATCTGGCGCATGATCCTCTGGAACTGTGGCTCGCGCTTGAACACGGTCATTACCGCCACCGCATCGTCGTTGAGTTTGATTTCCGCGGTGCGCTGCGACAGCGGTTTTAAGTTCTTCAAATCGCCGCTCACCATGGCCGAGAGCGTGACCAGTTTGTGAGCGAAAATATCGATGTTCCACGTATCAACCGGATGGTCGACGAACAGGAACTCCACATGCGCTTTGGATTTCGTGGTCAGGCGGTTGACGCGCCCGATGTTCTGAATCCCCTCGATTGCGCTCAGGGGCGCGGTCACGATGATCAGGTCGCGAGGAACGCCTCCGTGAATGTCGTCCAGATTGATGCCGGTTCCCGCACTGTTAGGCGTCCCGAGCATAACCTTGATTTCGTTGCGCTGAAAACGGTCAATGTCGCGCAGGGAACGCTTGTTATCGCCGCCGTACACCCTGCCGATGGTGTTTTTCCCGTAAATTTTCTCCAGAGAGGCGTGAATCTTATCCAGCGTCCCCTCAATTCCCTGCTGGTAGCTCCCCGCCGTCCCTTCTTTGATTCGGGAAGCGAACACGATGACCTGGTTCCCTTTCTTGGTCGATTCTTGGACCTTTTTGATTACGGCTGGAATCTTCTGATTTTCCAGATACGCGCGCACCGTCATTCCAGCAACGCCACCCGCGTTCTGCGCGCTCTTTACCTTCACTCCCTCGTAAATCCGGCGATACATGGCGTCGGCGTGAATGAAAGCCTCGTCACTGATAGGAACTTCGACGAAGTTCACCTCCACGTTGTCCATCGGGACGTTGCGGCTAATCATCTTCCCGTTGCGCGTTAGCTCGTCAAAGATCGCCTCCTTAACCCGCTCAATGTCCTGCGCCGTGATGTTGTCGGGGTACTTGAAGCGAATGTCGACCTCGCCCGTTTCGGGGTTCACACTCCGCTTCCATGTGATGCCGAGACTCCCGTAAACCTCTTGAACCGCGGCGTCGCCAACCAGAGGAGCCAGATAAACAATCTGCTCGGGCTTATCGAAGGGCGTAGCCGTCGCGTACATTACGTGCTGCGCCACCGAAGAAAGATCGCTGCCGGCCAACGCCTGAGCTGTCTCGTATCCGGCGTTGCGTAACCCCTGCGCCTCATCAAAAATGATCGTTCGGAACGTCCCCTTCTTCACCAAGCCCGAACGCACATCGTTGTAGGTCGCCAGATACACGCGATCCGGCTTCACTTCGTCGCCCCTGTAACGCCACGCATCGATTCCCAGCATTTCAGCGTCTTTAGCGAAAGCGTTGTGAACAATCCGCTCGTTCTCGGTCACGATCAGTGTAGCGTGAACCATGCCTTGCTTGAGCGGCCTTCTCTTGGGCGAAAGACCGTTTTCTTTGCTGTAGTTGTTTTTTTCGGGATCGTACGGGAGCGCCTTGGTATTCGCCATCACTTGACCGACCGCGAGCTGCTGGACGGTCTTGCCGGCGCCGGGGCCGTCGTTGTTCAAAAACCCTGTGCCACCGTCAAAAGCCCACAGCGCGAGGTTAGCTCCCCATTGTTGGTGGGGCTTCATGATTTTCTTAAAACGCTCCGGCAAAAACTGAACCCTGCTCTTTTGAGTCATCCCACTCCGGTTCATCACCAAGGAAACCGGCTTACTTTTTTCGCCAGTTGGTTTCTCGACCTTCTCGCCAGTGAACAGTTCACCCTGATCCTTGGACTCTTTAGCCTTGGGTCCCTCTAGCTTGTAGCTCTCACGACGATTGGGGCGGTTCTTGTTATCCGCTTTCCACATCGCCAGATGGGTTTCAGCGGCCTTCTTCGCGTCGTTGAAAGTGGATTGCTCGCCTATAGCGTCAGCCCCACCGCCTTCGGGGTTGAAAAAGTGGATCGCAAACACCGACGGCTGCACCTCGGAAATCGAGTAGGAAACACCGGTAGATTTCGAGAGTCCGTCCCAATGTCGGATAACGTGTTCGCCTTCCCCGGGCGGTTCCTCGCCTTCCTCGGGTTCCTGTATTGCGCCTTCTTTCCAGACAATCTCCGGAAGGTTATCCATCCCTGGCAGCGAATCGGTTTGCTTCGCGCCCTTCACCGGCTTCGCCATGAACAATACTTCCGGCGAGTACTTGGGATAAAGCCGAGTCGCAGATAAAACGGCGTCAATCCGTGAATCATGTTCGTCGTGACCGCTCGGCGTCCAATCCCCCGGCTGCATCTTCATCACCATTTGGTCGGTGAGTTGCGGCACCATCGGCCTGTGGAACGTAGTCGTGCGCCATTGACCGGCCTTGGTCGGTCGAATCAAAGCCCCAGGCACTTTGGATTCCAACGCCGTTTCGGTACGCGGCACAACCGGCGTTACGACAGAAACATTGTTCGGGCGCTCTGGATTAGTGAAAACGATCGGAGCGTTCTCGGGGATCTGGCTCGCCCAGTTTTTGAGTTGGTCCCAGTACTGATCGCGTTTCTGGATATGCTCGGAAAACGGTTCACCTGTAACAGTCGGCGGGTACTTCGGTGGCTGAGGAACCGCCATCAGCTTCGGCTTCTGCATGAACAGCGTCTGCTGACCACTCTTGTCTATACCAGGAGCCAGAATATCCAACTCGCTCTGACCGCCCAAGACAGCGCGCTTGGGTTCTGGCGGCTTCTCGTCCAGCGGAAACTCGTCCTCCGACTCCTGCAATTTGCGCGGAGTCTTGTTCGGATCGATGAGCAACTTTTGCCCCAGCTTCTTCTCGTACTTAAGCCGCAGATCGTGTTCTGCCGGCGTCAACTTTTTACCCGAGTCCTCTTTCTTTTTGAGCGCCTGCAACACCCGCTCCTCTGCCGTCATGCCGCCGAATTTTCCCGGCTGCATCATCGAAAGGGTTTTCAAGTTCTTGTCGCGGATCAACCCTTCGCCAAGATCAATGTTCTGAGACATTAAATCCTCGGCACCTTTTTCCAGAGGGAAGTAGTCGTTGACCGCCTTCTGGAACGCCTTTTTCGCCTGCGGCGTTTCAAAACTGTGGAACCACTCGAAGATCGCCTCAATGTCGAGGTAACGACGATCAAACAAATTCTGCTCCAAGTCCTGCAAATACTGGATCGGCTTTATCCCCAGCTTCGCCCGTTCCTGCTCCATTTTGAGCATCGCCGTGAACTTGGTCATGTCCTGCCCGCGCCGCTTCATGGTCATCAGCGACGCAAGCCCGTTGATCATTTTATTCAGAGCTTTGGTCTTGTTGACCAGTTGGAGGGTTTCAACGTCGTCGATGATGTGACCGACCAGTACCAGCCGCGCGAATTTCGCACCCTGCTCGGTGAACCCGCCGTTGTCAGCGATAAATTTCGACCGATCGGTTTCACGCAACGCACCGTCCTTGAACATCGCGTTGACCAAATCTTCCGCCGCGGCCTCTTTCAATGCGGTCAACGGCGGCTTGTTCAAATCCCTCTCGAACAAGTGACCGGCTGTATCGAGGGTTTCAGGAGTCAACTGGCGCGCGGCGCTGATCGCTTCAAATTCCTCGATCTTGGGCTGCTCCAAGGTCGTATTGAGAACGCGCCCGATTGCTGCTTCCTGTTCGGGTTCCAGAATGTCGTCGACAACGGCCATGAGGTAAGGCCAGCCGCCTGCGTCCTGCATATCCTTGACGAACTGTTTGTTTATTCCGAACGCCTCGATCCGCTTTGGAAGCTCCTCCTCGTATTTCGCCCTCTCGATCAGATCGCGATAATGGCGGCGATGCCCGCCCAGCTTCATATACCGGCCTTCAACAAAAACAGCTACGCCGGGACCCTGTAAAAAACTCGGGTCTTTCGTGAAAGGAAAACGCCTGTCATACCCCGGCTTATTGTCGGTTCGCTCTCCTGTCGTCTGTAGCAGGTAATCCTGAGTCTCCTTGAAGCTGGCGTCTGGTTGCTCGTTCTCAGGATTATCAACAACCATGCGGCTATCGACCAGCATGTAGGTGACCGCGATCTGGTCACCGTTAGGCATCTGAATGTACTCGTGGCCCAAGTCACCCGATCCCTCGTGCGATGGGATAACTTCGGCTTGGCTAATGTCAGTGTCCGAAATCGGGCCAGGACCACCAATCTCTTTGGGAACAGTAGGCGGTCTGCGAGGAACCTTGGACACTATCTGCGGCTTTGGCGCTATGACCACAGGCTTAGGATCGTTTTCCTGTTCCTTGGCGAGCTCGACCGCTTCGCGGAACGCATCCAGACTCAACTCGTGGTCGGTTCCTGTCGTATGAACGTAATCCGGTGGCGCGGTATCTACTGCGGCCACCGCTTCCTCCACGGTGTCGTAACCGTCGAGCGCATCCTCTAGCACCGCTTGTTGCGCTTCGGAATCTGATAGATCCTCCTTTTTGGCGTGAAACTGGTAAAGCTCGTTGAGATCATCGCTCCGGAACGGCAGTTCAGTGTCCTGCTTGGTCAGGTCGTCCATCGCGCGCAGGCGCGCCTCGATCCACGGCGTTTCCGGCTCCTGTAAGAACGGGAGCAGTTTCGCCCACGCTTCGGGTTCAAAGTCAGCTTCCTCGGGAATGATGCCGTGAGCCAACTGGAACCTCATCCGTTGAAACTCAGCCGCCATTACTATATCCCTGAAATGTTTGGGACCGGTCCAGTTATAGACCTCTGGCATCAACGCCTTGATGCGCGGATTGAGTTCCTTCCAGACGCGCTCACGATCCTTGTCGACGTTAGCGCCCGAAATGATGATTTCTCGAATGTGGCCGGCTTCGCCAGCCATTCCACGCTCGAACGCGCTCAGAGCTATCGCCCTAGCTTCCTCTGGCGTTTTCCCGAGCGTGATTTGGTTTTCGGTTGCTATGTCAAGCGTGTCCGCTACAACCTCGGGAGCATAAACAATGTCGAGCGCGCCAGTTGATTTAGTGAAACGCGCCCCAATGCCACCACCGGGAATTTTGTCGGGCGCGACGCGAGTTAGCGGAACGCTTTGGCCGGAGAGTTTACTGACGCGGATGCCGCGTGGGAGGGCGTCGTGGTACTCTTGGACAATCTTCTCGGCCTCTGCATGGCGGTGTAACGCATTATCTGGTTCTGCCGGTCCACCCACTCCGGGTTCGCCTTCGCCTGTCGTTGGAGGCGTTTCAGTAGGAGGTAGTGTTTCCGGCCCAGTGCCACGAGAAGGAGGTTGCGCCCCTTTTTCCAATTCCGCAATCTTATTGTTCGCACCCTCCTTGGAACTGAAATAACCGTGATTAACGCCGGTGGAGTCGTGCACCTCGAAGCCGTCCTGAGCTGGGACGACGCTGTATGTCACTTTGGCCGGAGCTTCTGGCGGCTTAGGGCCAACCGTAGGATCAAACTTTACGTGATAACCCGCTGGTTTTCCGTCGATGGTGACCGGCTCAACCCATGTTCCAGGTCGCTCGGCGGCGAACTCGTCAGCTTCCGCTTTTGTGCGGAACGGTTTGGTCAGCCAATTTTCACCTTTGCGCGGTGCTGGCTTTCCCTTGGGCTTCTCCGGTGGCGCACCATGCTTCTCTGCCGCCTTTTGGAACTCCGCTTTAGCCGCCTGATAAGCGTCCCACGCTGCGACTCGCTTGGGATCAGTGGACAGTAGATGCGCCAGCGCCTTGTAAGCGTTGAAAGCGTCGGTCTGCTTCTGGTAAAGCTCCTGCGGCGTCGCTACTTTGGGCGCTTCCTCTGCCGGCGCTTCGGCCTTGGGTTTCCCGTAGACAACGGATCCCTTTTTAACGATTTTCCAGCCGTCGCCAGAGCGTTGCACTTCTGCCGGTGTGACCGACGTAATGTCTTTCGAGTGCAGGATCGCTGGATCGCCAGTGTTGTTGGTGACGTCTAAGAGCGCGTCCAGATCAACTTTTCTCGAGTTTTCCCCGCTCAGAGCGTGCGGCACCGCGTAGTGTTTGCCTCCGACGCTGAGAACTTTCGCTCTTGCGGTGTCGAGAAAAGTGGGAGCGGCTTTGTCTTTTAGCTCGGGCGAGTGGGAAGAACGATCCCAGTACACCGTGTCGCCCTTGTCCAGAATTTCCGTGTGCGCTGGCGCTTCGCCTTTGGCTTCTGCCGGTGGAGTCGGCTCCGGCACCTCCGCTGTCGGTGGCCGCTCGACCGGAGCTGGCTCAGGTGCTCCCGCTCTCTCGACTGCGATTTTTCCTCGGCCTATATTGAAATTAATGTCAGCCGTAGGTAGAACAGTCTGTTCACCGTTCTCCGGATTGGTCAAAACTGTGTGACCACCGTCAACTCCGTCAACACGCCAGCGACCAGCCCATTTCCCCTTGTCGATGGTAATGTGATCGCCAACGGCGTGAGTGTCTACGGCTGGAACGGCTGGAGGTTGGGCGGTTTCTTGCCCGGGTTGCGCCTCGGGAGCGGGAACCGGCGCTTGTCCACCTGGGGCGACGGTTGCGCCTGGGGCGGTGGTTGTGCCGCCGCCAGCGCCTCCAACGGGTTGTCCGGTTGTCCCTGCTCCTGCGGTTGTGGTTGGCCCTGCTGTGACAACTGGGGCGGGGGTAATTCCGCCTCCGGCTCCGGCATCGGCATCGACCGGCTGAGTGATCGTGCGTGGAGTACTTTCTGGTTTACCGGTAGGTTGTGTTTGCTGAACTGGCCCTTGCCCTTGCCCTGCCCCTTGCTGCTCACTTGGTACATTGGTTGGTTCTCCTGCGCCGATGGTTGGTGTGACCGGTGTAGCCGGTCCTTTCTCGACTGGTGGCGCTTCCCCGCCGCGAATATCTACTGTCGTGTTCTTGATTGGCTGACCGCCCTGCAAAGCCTGTCGCGCGCTCACTTCGACCGTATTTGGATCCATCGGGAGCTGGCCGGTTCTTTGCAATTCCAGCATCCGACGACCGAAGCCTTCATAAACTTCGACTTCCTTGGGAGTAAGCGGCTTTCGCATCGAAGCCAGCCTTGACGCACCGTCAGGATCGTTACCGAAGGAAGCCGCCATTTGCGCTTCCATCTGCGGCGTCAGGTTTTCGTTGAGGCCGATACCGTTATCCATGCGCGCCTTGCCGCGCATCACAATGTCGCCAACCTGCGTCTTGTTGTAGCCTTCAAACTCGAGTCCGTGACCGGCTGCGAACGCACCGAGCAAAGCGGCCGCGCCAGCGTTTTGCCACGTTTCGCCCTGCGGCTGCAAACCCGCCGCGTGCATCCCTTCGTTGATAATTGTGTCAACGGCGACGTTGGTCGCTGCCGCCAGACCGACTTTGCCAATAATAGCTTTGGCTACTGCCGCCCTCACCGCGCCGGGATCAGCGTCACTCGCGGAAGCCGCTGTGCGAATCGCGGCGTCCTCTTTCAAGTTCTGGACGGTGTTCCACAAACCGCCGCCGCTTCCGTAGTAACTCCGCGCAATCCCGTTGGCGTACCGCGCGGCTACGGACGCGGGGTCTTGCGCCGCCATAGTTTTCGACGCCCACGCTTGGTCAGCCGCAGACACAGGATCACCAGCGGCTGCGGCTTTATTGATTGCCTGCGCTCTGCGGAAGTTGTTACTGATTGCTTCGGCGGTTGTTCCTTCTGCCGCCGACGCGCCAGCGAGCTTCCCGCCTATCGCTTCCACGCCACCGCTAATCGCCTTGGACGCGCCCTTGGTGAACGCGCCCGCGCCGAAACTAATCAGGTTGCCCGCCAGATCGTAGTTGGGATGCAGATCGCTTGAGGCCGAGAGCGAATGGATCGTGTCGTTGTAATCTCCGAGCTTCCTAATGAGCGCGCCTGCCGTGTGCTGCGCGATCCCGCCGCTGATCAATCCACCGACCGTTGCGCCAATAGGAATTGTCGCCCAATCGAGCGGTCCGCCTAAAGCGCCAATTTCCCCGCCGATACCAGCACCCACAGGAAATCCAGCCGCAAACGCGCTCCCTTTGACCGCACCATTCAACATCGCCTTGAGCTCAGGATTATCGCCCGCCGCGGCGATCAGTTTGTTCCGATCGTCCGTCGCCTTTTGTATGGCATCCAGTTGAGGTTTGACTTGCGCGTACCTATCGGGATCGATCACTCCATCTTTCGCGGCCTGCGCCATACTGCCCGCAATGTCTTTGGGGTTGAAGTGAACATTGTCCTGCGAATCCACCGCGTAAGGCTTACCGGAAGGGAAGACGTCAGGTGTCCCCATCTTGTCATGGTTGGCTTCGGCGAAAGCATTGGCTGACTCCGGCCCCACGAACGTTCCAAGGTTCTTTCCGGTCTGCTTGTACTGCGCGACCGCCTCGTCGTGCGACATTTCGTGGCCGTCATCGGCAATCGTCGGGATCAACACTTCGCCTTTGTCGGTTCCAACCGAAATCGATTTGACGGTACTAGTCGTGCCGTCGGCGTTCGGGACGCGCGGGCGCGTGTTGTAGTCGATGTTCCCCGGCGCCGTCATGCCTGCCGCTTGCTGCGGCCCGTAGTTAGGTTGAATTCGAGCCGCTTCTATCGCCTGTTGCTGCGGCGTCACCTGCGGTTGGTCTGGTTGTCCAGTTGAACTTGTCCGAGGCGGCTGATCCAGAGGACCTGGCTGACCTTGTTGGTGAGCCATTAACGTGTCGAGAGCCGCGCGCTCCTGATCGCGACCAGCCTGCACGCGGTCGCTCAAATCGCCCAGTTTGTCTTTCAGATCGTACAGACCGTTAGCCGTGTCGATCGCGTCGGCCTTGCGCTGATCAATGTGCGCGCGAAGTTGTGTCGCTGCAGGAGATAGGTCCTTGGAGAACCATCCGTTAGTCTCGTTCGCCTGCGGCTGCGCGTATTCACTGTCGAAATGGGTATTGATCGCTTTAAGGATCGTGTCGCGGTCAGCGCCTTCGAGTCGCGGGTCTTGGAGAGCTGGCACGCTCGCCGTTAACTCCTTCATCATCTGTTTGTGCTCGGCTGTGCCAGCGACCAGATCGGCTTGATCCAACGTCAATTTTTTGCCAATCAACTGCGAAGTTTTCGCTATCGCTTTGTCTTTGGCCTCCTGCATCCGTTGATCGCGGATCGCCGGATCAACGCCCTGCCACTGCCACGGAAGTCCTTTGGCGACCTTGTACTGGTCGCCGGTTTTCATATCGGTTCGCAGAGGCAAACCCTCAAACGGATCGGTCAACTTCGGTTCGAGCGTGGTCGTCGGCCCCGCCCGCTGCTGATCCCTTAAAGCAGCCGCGCGCTCGAACTTGTCAGGGCTTGATCCCGGTGGTGGCGACAAATCTTGCGGTGAAATAAAATCGTCGGCAGGCTGTCGCGTGACCGGCTGGAAACTAATCTTCTTGGGGTTACCCGTTGAGTCGTAGGCGATGTTGTTGCTCTTGTCGTACTGCGTAAGTGGCGAGCCTGTATCGTCAGTGACCGCCGTTACCCCGCCATTGGCCTCTCGATAGGTCGGCACTCCGCGCGAGGCCAGATCGGACGCTTGCAGTCTGTTTGCGCGATCTGTTTGCGCTTGCGCCGCGCGAGCTGCGGCCTGCGCTGCCCGCTGCGCCGCAATCTGGCCTTTCTGTGCACGACCAGCCGCGAGCTCGTCGACAATCGGTTGGGTATCGACGTTGGTCTGCTGGAAGTTCTGGATCTGAGCAACCGGAGTGGCCTGCGCGACATTCGGTCCTGCCAAATCTACGTCGCGCGTGGTAATTCCGCCCGTGTTGGGAACAGTCGCTCCGGCTAAACGCCCCTGCGGCCCAGTTCCGTAATACTCATACGGCATCGTCGGCGGCGGAGGAGGAGGCGGCTGCTCCTCCTGCGTGTAATCGCCTACCTCATCGAGAGGATTCGCCATGATTTACACGTACTGGTCTGGTGGAGGCAACGGTGGTGGAACGTAAGGAGTTCGTTGAGGTGCGCCCCCGCCCAAAAACGCTGCCGTCGTCTGGTCGGTTTTGTTTATGTCCAGCTCCGGCGAAGTCTCGGTTTTCGCTATCGCGTTCTGATTGGTCGGCGTTTCAATGTCCGCCGCCTGCCGGTTGGAAACTCCCGCTGGCGTGGAACCGCCAGCCGACGCCTGAGTATTCGGCGCGGCAGTCGGAACTGAACCACGGAAAGGAAGAACGACACTCCCCGCGTTAGCAGGTGGCGTCACCAGATTATCAATCGGCGCTTTGGGTTGCCCGCCATACTGCGGATCAGAAGGCAGGTGCGGCGGAAGAACGTCCGGCCCTTCGCCGGTTGCCGGTGGCATGAATCGCTGGCGTTCCTCGTCAGTCTGCGGCACACCCATTTTCACCGCCGCTGGACTGTGAAGCAGGTTATCGAAAAAGCCACCTTGCCCACGCGCCACCCGCTCCTGTGGCGTCAAATTTTCAATCGGCGTCATTACCCCGCCTTGGTTGAGGTAGCGGCTTTCGGGTTTCTTGTTGCCGTCGCCCACGCCAGCTTCACCCACGACTTTTCCAAGGTCAGGTTCTCCTGGTTTAATTCCAGCAGCGGCAGCGCCAGCAGCCATACGCGCCGCGTGATAATCGGGGTTCGGGTAAAACTCGTTGTTCGTGTGCAGGTAATCATGAACGTTGCCCGGGGTTCGATGAGCAATCACCGAATCCACGTTGTACGTTGCGCCCTTCGTTCCGTACACGCCTTCCTCGTCCCGCCACGGAACCGCCGAGCGCGTTTCAAAAGAGTTCGGACCAGTGATGACAACTCGGTGCGACCCCGGCTTGTTCGGATCGCCCATCGTGCCAGCTTCCACGCTCGGGAGCCGGTTGCCGTACGGATCGCGGAACGGTCCGCGCTGATCAGCTCCACCGCCACCGCCCGCAACAGCAGCACCGCCGCCGGCAGTTCCACTGTTTATCCTTGCGGCTCGCGCGTCTTGGCCGGGATCATACCCGCGACCTGGACCGCCAATCAAAGTTTGTCCCTGCGGCGTCGAAGTCACCGCGTCCGCCGAAGGTCGTCCCGCGATAGCGTCGGCAGACAACGGGACACCCTGCACGTTGGCGACAGGCGTGCGCGTTCCGTTCCCGCTCGCCAGTTGCGCTCGACGCTGGTTGAGAGACGCCCCGCCAGCGCCGCCGCTTTCGACCTGCTTCAATCGCGCTGCCCACTCTTGGAGCTGCGGATCGGTGTGCATCCGGCTCGGGTCATTACTCATCCTCGCTGCGATATTGGCTCGCAACCACTTGGGATCATGCAACACATCGGTCTGCCCGTAAGCGTCCTTGTTCGTGGTGTACGCATCCTTGTTCGTGGTGTAGGCGTCTTTGTTTCGGTCGTAGGCCGCGTTGAGCCCCACCCCGCCACCGCCGATTCGTGGCGCTGGTGCTCCGCTGCCGCCCGCCGAGCTACTGGTTTGCGGAGCGTTCTCATCCGCTGGATCAATTAGCCGCCGTTGTCGTCGTGCCATAAGCCGCCCTCTGCCCATAGAGGGCGGCTCTTGCAAGCAAAAAACTTATTTCCCGATGGAAGGAAATTTCGATTTTACTTTGGCACGCACCGCAGCCGCCACCGGTTTTCCGCTGCTCCGAGCCAGCGCATTTCGCGCGTGGCTCTTGTCCGGTATCGGATAACTCCCGCTCCCCGCTCCCTTGGGGCCACTCCCTTTTCCCGGCAACGCAAAATCACTCCTCGGGAGCGACTGCCTTCTCGCTGAACTTAGTTTCGCCATTGTTAATCACCCCCTTTTCATGAGAACATCGCTTTGGCCAAATTGGGTTTCCGCACTTCCTTGAAAATTCCCTCCGGCGCCCTCGTGTACCGGCTCGCCCGCACAATCTCTTTCATCCCTACCCCGATCGCTTCGGCGTCCCGTTTCACCTTGGAATTTCTGCCGTCCACCTGAAACATCTGCATCACACTCTCAATGTCCCCGACGTCGAGCCGACCGTTACGGACAACCTCGGCCAGCGCGCCGATCCAAAGCGAACGGTTGTACTCGTTAGGTTCCCACCCGAACTGGATCATCGTGTTCTCTTTTCCGTGGCGGATGTGCTCGAAGTCCTCCTTCGCGTACACGCTCACCCCGGCTTTCAAGAGCTCGTCAATCACGTCGCCGCGTTCGTTCTGAATCGGGATCGTGTAGCAATCCCCGTAATACCTGGTCAGACTAAGAACACTTTGCGCCAGCGGTCCGGCATCCAGCCGACAAGGTTTGCGTACCTTTGCGACGAGTCGGGCAGGAGCGATGACGTCTTTTCCCTCGATCCTGCTTCCCTCGCTGTAACCGGCTCGCAGGACAATGACAACGTGATGCCCGAAGGCGTCGTCGTGCCACACGGGGTTAACCACACAGAGGTAATTTCGACCCACAATAGGTCGTTCCCAAATATCCAGCCATGCCTCTTTTCCACCCACCTCAGTTGTAACATCTTTCCCGGCCAAAACCAAACTCATGCGTTCCGGAACGCTGCCGCGCGCCACAGACTCGAGTTTCCGCAGCCCAGTCTCATCCAGGAGCGCCGCCGCCAAGGAAGTGTCCACACCCAAAACCCCAAAGAGCGAGTCGGCGCGGTCAGGGCTTTCCACGTTGCGCTTGGCCATGTCTTTTTTGGATTCCGCCCCAAGCTCGCCGTCACTCGTAAACTTGATCCGGCGACTGGTGGCCTGCTTATACAGGATCGGGTCGTCGGGAATAATGTACGACTGATCGTGCATCTTCTTACTGCCCTCGTGCCAGTCTTCCGCGCCCTTGTTCTCGTAGATCGGGTTAACCGCGTCGTCGTCGTTGTTGACCGCCACAATCGGCCAGCCCATCTCGTGGAAGCGGCTGATAATCGCTACACCCATCCCGCCAGCGTCCCCGTAGGTTTCACTCGGTAAAAGCCCGCGCTTATTGAATTCCACCAGACACCGGCCAATCGAACTCATGACGTTGTGATCGCGCCAGCAAATCTGCTCCACCTTGTTGCCTTCCTTGAAGGAAATCACGTTCTCGTTCCTGCCGGCCGCAAAATCCACAAACGCCGCGCGACCACCGTGAATGTAGGGAGGCCGCGCCTCCTGCGCCCCTTTCATGACACTCTTGGGCACGATAAACATCGTGTCGGCGTCGGCGTCCATGAATTCCCCGAACAACGTCGATTGCGTGAAAGGATGGTCGATCCCGTACTCGGCAATCGTCGAATCGATCCGCTCCTTCGGGATCCACGGACAATCCGCTAACCCCACCTTCATTGTCTCGAACCCCGTGGGATTTTCCTTCGTCTTTTTTAATATCGTGTGGCTATCGAAAAAACGTCCCTCGTTCAGTCCCGGCGAACTCACGTATCCCTGCCCGTTATACGTGCAGCGGTTCCCAGCATCGAACACGCGGTTATCGATCGATTTTGCTTCGTCGAACAACATCACTAACGGGCCGTCCAAGTCGTCGATCTTATGCCAGCCTTCCGCGCGGCCAGGGTCATCGGTCGTAAACCCGATAATGAATCCGCCCTCGGGCGTGTGAACCTCCCTCTCAATAAAACGCCAGCCCTTGTCGTTCTCAAACTTGTTCCGGTGCTGCGTGATCGACGGCCAGCACTGGTGGTCAAGCTGCTTACTGTCGAAAGAAACAATCACGAACTTCGCCTTATCAAACATCGAAATCGTGTAAAGCCCCAGCCCCGCCACGATGATCGAACTTTTCCCGCTCCCGTTCGGAGTCGAAAGCGTCGCGCGTACCACCCGGCGCGGATCGCGAAATTTGTTCAGGAAAGCACCCTGCCAGGGCGCCAGCTTCTTCCTTCCCTCCAACAGAACGCGGTAAACAAATCCTGCCGGAGTCGCCAGCGCCAAACGTTCCGACTCATTTAATTGGTCGAACATTGAAAGAAGCCATCATCTGCGTCACAAAGAGCGCGTCCTTCTTCGGCTCGCGTTTCAGTTTGAGCGCCCGCACCATCTTGCTCCCCTTCACTGTGCAAAGCGCAAACACAATGTGCCTCGTCGTCACACAGGGCATCAGACACAAATCTAGCGCTCTCATTACCTCAACCTTCTCCCCCTCCTCCTTCGCCCCACGAGCAAATTCCTCCATCCACTTCAATACCGGCCCACGGTAACACTGCGGAATCTCAATCTGATGCGGATCCATTTCCCTCCCGCTTGACCCCCAGAAATCGGCGGTCTTTCTTGAACTTGGCAAGCAAAAATTGCGTGTCCACTCCCTCCACCCTAACCCTCAACTTGCGACCCATCGCCAACACTTCCAGCGCGTTCTTGTCAAAACGATGCTTCTTCCACTTCTTCGCCTTCGCCCGCGCCAGTCGCCCTGTCATAGACGGTGGGTCAAAAGGAGCACCAGCACTATCACGATCAAAATGAACAACAGCCCGTGACTCCGGTAGCCGTACCCGTATCCCCCTGTCGGCACACCGCCCAAGAGAATCAGGATCAAAATGATTATCAGGATCAGTCCCACCTATCCGCCTCCACCTAACGCCCAACGCGGAACCTCAGCCCGACGTCCAGCGTTCTTGAACACCGTCCCGATGTTCCCAAAGAGTATCGCCGCTACCAGAAACGCCAGACCGAACGCCAGCAACCTGTAATAGTTCGGCACCGTGGCGATCTGCCAGGCAGCGAGACAAAAACATACGAACGAAAATACCAGTAATACTAATCCTAGCTTGTCCATGAATTTGCAGCGTGTTACAACCCACCACATGAAGCAAGCCCAAATTGTCCTCAACGCCGTCGAAAACGGGTTCACCCTCCAAGTCACCGGCACCACCAACGAAGGCCGCGGTATCAATCGCCAACTCGTCGCCATTTCCGATGAAGACGCAAAGAAAAAACTTCACGCCGCCATCGACGACCTCTTTAAACCTGAAGCGCCCAAAAAATCTTCCTAGCGCAAATACCGCCCGCCCTTCTCCCTCGGATCGTTTACCCGCCCCTTCGGCATCTTCATCACCAACTTCTCCCCGCTCCCCTTCGGTACCGACCCGTCCCGCGCCGGCGCCTTACTCTGCAACTTCCCGTGTTGCGACCCATGCCTGTAATTCGTCCCACCAGTTACTTCGTTCATGATGCCCAACCCAATACCATACGCACCAAAAGAGAGTCCAGTTCATAGGAAGAAAAAGATTTTGCTCGCCCCCTAACCAATTTTTAGGTATTCGGTTCCGAACACACGCCAGCGACGCCTGCGCTTCACTCGCTCCCTTGGAAGCGGTTTCGTTTCGCAAATTTTTATACGCAAAAAATTTCGCTCGACCGATTTGATACCCTGCGTTTCCCGGTTCGCCCAACCGCGTTCCAGCACTTCGCCGTTTTATCCCAAAATCCTTGAGCGCAATAGGCGCGGAGGATAATACTGTCCAGGCGCTGGCGCGCCTGCCTCGGGGCGCTCGGCCTAAGAGGCTAACCCTTCCCCTCCTTGGCCAGCCCCCTCTCCTCACTGTGTCACCGTGGCGCTCTCACTCGCTCGCGCCCGCCAAGCGCAGCGCCTCCACGCCCCCCGCGCCCGCGCCCCCTCCATCGAGCGTGCGCGGATCGCTCAAGAACGCTCTGTTGAGCGCCTTTAGTTCAGCGCGCTGCGCTTCCGTGAGAAGGAACACGTCGCCCCGCGTAGCGATGGAGACCTGCACGCCCGCGCTCTTGAAGCGGTCAGGTTTCCAAGCGCGCAGCAACTCGATCTGGAGTTTATCGGAGAACTTGCGAACATGGCCGACGCGCACGCCCATGAAGTACACGGGTTCCAGATCGCCTTCGAGGGAGCGCTGCCAAACGCGGGCGTGGAGCAGATCGAGCGCCGCCTCCTGCGCCGCCTCCCACATCGCGGCAAAGTCGGCGTCCTGCTCGCGGTGGAGATAGACGGTGGAAAGCGCGATGCGCGCATGGCGCGCCGAGAGCGTGGGCGCGTGGGTGATCGAGAGCGCGGCAAGGAAACGGGGACGCCAAACGCGGGCGTTGCGCGCTTGCGCGCGTTGGTTTCCCTCCGAACTTTCTAGCGCCGCGAGGATAAACGGGGTGTCCTTTTTCCAGTGGTCGCTGGCCTCGACCAAGGCGGCGCGTGCGTGTCGCATGGCGATGCGTTGGGCATTACGCACGCCGGAAGCGCCGGAGGCAACGACTTCCTCGACGATTGCGGTAGCGAAGCCTGCGCGTGGGGGTGGGGCTTCTTCGATGGTGTCGCGGTAATCGGTTTTAG